TCACTTTGCGATCGTGATATTTACGCCGGACTTGAACTCAAACAGCAGATGCTCCGGAAATATCGTGATTTTTGCCAGCAGATGCTTTACCAGTGTATCGTCAAACGTCAGGCGTTTCGGCTGGGACTGGATGAACGCCTGCAGTTCCTTGATACGGCTCTGGTATTCTGCCTTCGATACATCGTCCATCACCGTCTGCTCCCGAAGCTGCCGCAGGCGCAGGATTTCTTCTGCCAGATCGTCGTAGTTCTCGTGACGTTCTGTTCGGTCGATCAGCTCACGCTGAAGGTCTTCCATTCGTGCGTCAAGGTACTCAACAGAAGCCGGATTCACCTGCTTGATCGCAAGCTCAAGGTTCTGCTGCAGTATTTTCAGGTATTCTCGGCTGTTTCCGACGATCTGATTGACCGCTTCCAGAAAGGCATCCTGCAAAACGTCCTCCCTGACTGTCCGTGAATTGCAGGTCTTTTTCTCATGCAGGTGGCTCGAACAGCGCCAGACGATGTACTTACTTCCGCGATTATTCCAGTGCAGCCGCTTGTAGATTTCCTCACACTCAGAGCAAAAAACGATCTGCGAAAAAGCGTGATTGGAGCTGAACCGGCGTTTCCTGCTGTTCTCGGTGCTCCGCCTCGCCATTTCCTCCTGCACCCTCATGAATAATTCCTTGGGGATGATTGCTTCATGGTCGTCCTCAATGTAGTACTGCGGCAGGGTGCCGTTGTTCTTGCCCCGTTTCTTATTCAGAAAGTCAATGGTGTAGGTCTTTTGCAGGAGTGCATCGCCCATGTACTTCTCGTTCTCCAGTATCTTGCGGACGGTGCTGTCGTGCCAAAGCGGATTTCCCCGTGCGGTACAGATGCCGTCACGTTCCAGCCCTCTGGCGATCTTCATGCAGCTTGCCCCCTCCAGATACTCCCGGAAGATACGCTTGACGATTTCAGCCTCTGCCAGATTGATGATCAGATGCCCCGACTCGTCCTTGTCATAGCCGAGGAAGTTTCGGGCATTCACCATCACCTTCCCCTGCTGGAAGCGGTACTGGATTCCCATTTTCGTATTCTTGCTGAGCGACTCTGATTCCTGCTGTGCCAGCGATGCCATTATGGTAAGCAGCACCTCGCCCTTAGCGTCCATTGTGTTGATTGATTCCTTCTCGAAGAAAACAGGGATATTCATGCCTTTCAGCATACGGATATAATTCAGGCAATCAACAGTGTTGCGGGCAAATCGGCTGATTGACTTCGTGAAGATCATGTCGATTTTTCCCGCCTGACAGTCCTCGATCATAGTGTTGAACTGTTCTCTCTTTTTTGTATTGGTAGCGCTGATACCCTCATCCGCATACACCCCGACGAACTCCCACTCCGGATTCGTCTTGATGTATTCCGCATAGTGCTGGATTTGCGCCTCGTAGCTGGAAGCCTGTTCCTCGTTGTCCGTTGAGACACGGCAGTATGCTGCCACCCGCAGGCGCTTCACTTCCTCCTTTGCTGCCGCATTGCCTTTTTGCGGCTTTGCAGGTATTTTTATGACATTCATCGTTTCACCTCGATCAGACTATAGATGTATTCTGCTTGCTGAACCGGATCACTGAACTGCTGCTTAGGCACAAACATTTTGAACTCGGTGAAAATCGGCGGCTCTTTCAGGCGCTTTCCCCTGCAATGCTTAGAAGCTCTGCGGAGCAGTTCACCGTTGGCTCTTGCGAATACATCCTTTTCGATAATCGCAGGATAGAATTCGTTCCCGATATACCGTTTTTGCCGGATGATCTTTTTCACGGTGCTATGCGGAAAATCGACACCAGTTGCATCTGCTGCCTTTCGCATACTCATACCAGACAGATAATTCTTGAAAATGCTGCGGATGATAGCCGCCTCATCTTCTACAACAACGATTGTCCCGTTTTCTATTTTGTATCCGTACATAATTCCTCCTTCAAAGTCAGTCCGCATTTCAGCTTGAATCCGACGCTTTTCCTTGTGTATACGATGATACGCTCAACAAAGGATGCAAAAAGCTGTTCACTGAACTCGGTCTGCATCCCGGCAGAATCGCTAAACCGCAGAAGTGCTTCCGTCTCGTTGAGCACCGCGCTTGCATCGGATTGCTGCAGCGCGGTTATCTTTGACCTTAATTCCTCACATTGTTTATCTATGCTGCCGATCTCCTGATTATAGACCGCACTGTCGATGATACCCTTTGCGCGAAGCTGGCGGATCGTATCTTTCCGTTCTGCATAACGCTGCAGCTCTTGCTTCATTCCCTGAATCCGCTGAATATTCTCGTCAGAATTGGTAATCCGGAGCATCTCATAATAAGGGTAAAGCACCTGCTTGCCGCCAAAGACCAGCTTATTGAGCATCGTAACAAACGCCGCCTTGAATGCTTCCTCATGGATAAACATCATGGAGCATTTTGCTTTGTTTTTCAGATGCGTCTTGCAGCACCAGCTTATGCCGCTGGAAATCGTCTGCCGCTTAAAAGTATCGCCGCATTTTCCGCAGGTAATGATGCCAGAGAACAGATACCGGTTGTTGTACTTTCCGGTACCTCGCACGATGCACTTTTCTTTAATGTGCATTTCTATGATCTCTTGCACTTTATGGAACTCTTCCTCGCTGACAATAGCTTCATGATGCCCGGAAACAAAGTAGCTGTCGGCTTCACCGTGATTGCGATGTCGCTTAAAGCTGCTGTCGGTGTAGGTCTTCTGAAACATTGCTGCACCATAGTATTTCTCGTTCGTGAGAATACCCTTAACCGTTGATGCTGCCCAAGCGCTGCCCTTTCGTGTCGGAACACCTTGTTCTTCGAGCATATGTGCGATCTTAAATGTGCCGATACCGCTGAGCGCCCAATCAAAAATCTGACGAACGTGTTTTGTTTCCTCCGGGTTTATCACCATCATGCCGTTTTCATCGCGTCCGTACCCATATGGCGGATAACCGAATTTATACTTTCCGGCTTCGATGCGCTTCTGCACCGTCCATTTTACGTTCTTGGAAATGGACTCCGATTCATCCTGCGCCATTCCGCTGATAATGGATAAGATCAGTTCGCTCTCCATGCTCCCAGTATCCAGATTCTCTTTCTCGAAGTAAACCGGGATGTTGTAAGAAAGTAGCTCTCGCACCAGCGACAGGCAGTCCGTGGTGTTTCGGGAGAAGCGGCTCACCGACTTCGTCAGCACATAGTCGATGCGTCCGATACGGCATTCATACATCAGCGCCTGCAATCCGTCACGAACATCCGCTTTTGTTCCGGTAATGCCCAAATCATAAAATATCCCGGCAAAATCCCAGTTGGAATGTCTCTTGATCCACGTTTCATAATGTGCTTTCTGTGCTTCAAGGCTTTCCTTCTGATCGTCATTGTCAGTTGAAACACGGCAGTAGGCTGCTACGCGGAGCTTTTTTACCTCTTGCGGCTGTGCTTCAATTTTCTTGATTTTCATTGGTTTTCCCTCCTTTGTCAGTATACAATATTAACTCTGAGAGGCTGGTTTTTCAAGCGTTTTCGGTAATAAGTCCGCATACAAGGGAGAGAAAGATCGGCGGTTCAAGTCCGTTAATTTGTCATACTCGTCAAATGTGATCATGCCTCTGGCGTAGAGCAGTTCCGTGATTTCCTGCGCTTTGTAGTAATTGATCTCATCAATGATTTTCTGCTGTTCCATAATAGCACCTCCTATTGATAGCCGGGAAAGTCAACCCCTTCATATCCCACTACAGAATCGAGGTGCGTTTGGACGAAAAAATTCGCCCACCGAGAAATAATCCCGACGGGCGCCACTGTTATGCCTTATTCAGTTTTCCGCAGTACTTCTTTCCGTCAACCGTGACCTCAACGGTGATGCCGTCCTCCGCAGCAGGCGCAAGCGGATTCGGCTCCTTGCCGTAGCCGTTCAGCCCCTTTGCCTTGATGACCGTTGGGAAATCCTTGTAGCCGATGTCCAGATCGACGTTGCCGTTGATGCCTGCGACCTTGCCTTTCTCGGAATGCTGCCAGATACCGTATGCGCCGGTGTAATTTGTCTGGTTACACCAGTGCGCCAGCCAGATCGTGTAGCGGCTCTTGATGCCATCGGCGGTATGTGTGGTGAGAGAGGAAGCACAGCCGTACAGACCGGTAAAGTATCCGGCGGATTCAACTCTTTCAAGGAACGCCCGCATGATCGCCGACACCTTCTCCTTGCCGAGGTCAAACTGCTTCTTCTCCTCCACATCGTAGTACACCGGGAACTCAAACTGCTTTCCTTTGATGACAGAGAGGAACACATCAGCCTCCAGACGAGCCTCGTCCTCGCTCATGGCGTAGGAATACCAGTACGCACCGACCGGAATGCCTGCTGCCTTTGCACCCGCATAGTTTTCCTCGAAACGGTTATCCCTCTGCGATGCCAGCCTGCCATAGCCCGCTCGGAGAATCGCAAAATCAATGCCTGCCGCCCTGACCTTCTGCCAGTCGATCTTACCGTTATGGACGCTGACGTCAATGCCCTTCATATACTTACCTCCGAAGTATTTATAGAAATCATCCGTGACAGAGCTGTTGCCGTGAACCTCATCACCGTACCACTTGCCGCCGGAACGCACATCGACGTGCGTGTAGATGTAGGCGGCAGTGATATTCGCAATGCCGGTAAAGCCCGTGTCCTGTGCCTTGCAGCAGACAGTCTTGCTGCTGATTGGCTGTCCGTTCTGCCCGTAGCAGCAGATGTCCGCCGCCTTGCCGAGTGTATGCTGTCCCGTGCCGCTGCCCTTGACTGCCTTATCATGAGCAGCACAACGGAAGCCGCTGGTGACGATGATCTTAGAGCAGTTGAGGGCTGCATAGAGCGCCTCCAGCTTTGTAATGAGGTCATCATCTATCTGAAAATCATGTGCTTTGCCGCACTTGCAACGAAACTCCTGCGCATTGAAGTGCGGAGAGAGTTGCGTGTTATCTGTATAGCCATAGGACTTAATCATCGTTATCATCCTTTCTGCCGGTCTGCTTCTGCAGCACCTCAATGGCATTTTTCAGTGCGGGCGGATACGGAATGCCCATGAGCGATGTGTTTTCCACGATGGAAAGCAGCTCATTCACGCAGAACGCAATGCAGACTGCATCACGCACATAGTTCGTATTGAGCAGAATATCCAGACGCACCGCCACGATAATGAGCATCAAGATACTGCACTTTTTCGCAAGTCCGTACCAGCCTGCCTTGCTGTTCAGCTTTCCGGTCTTGCTGTGTTTAGACTTGCCCATAGCGCCGGTGATCATTCCGGTTGCAAAGTCAATGCCCATAAAGATGATGAGCGTCACCAGCGCAGAATCCCAGCCGCCGAAAAGCGCTGCAATTCCGCCGCCAATCGCACCGATCACCGTACAGATACTTCCTTTCATGTTGTCACCTCCAGTACCTTGACCGTCCTGATCATCGGGCTTGTATTGTCTGTCACCGCTTTCCATGCGAGATAATATTCGTCAGCAGATACACCGCTGCAGTCGTGCAGGACGGAGATATAGTTGCCGACGGAGCCGAGCCAGCCAAACGGAACGGAGATAGCCTCTCCGCCGCTGAGCTTTTCGTGAATGTATCTTGCAGTCTCCGCAGGCGACATCTGCTGACTGCTCTTGCGCACCAGCCACATTTCCCCGATGTCTGTTGCGCCGGATTTGTAGGTGAACAGAATTCTGCTTGCAGGCGTGATGCGTACCGGAGTGATACACATCGTATAAATGACAGTTCCCCAGTTGAAGTCCGGCTGATTGTAGTAAAGCGCGTAGGCGTTCTCCGCACAGCAGAAATGCGGATACGCATCAGCGAAGCCTGAAATGCTGCGGTATCCGTCAATATAGAAAGTGTAGATGCTCTCACCATAAGTGGTAAGAGCATCATTGCCGTTGCAGAACAGCGTCACCTCCAGTCTGCCGGACGGAATCTGCAGCACCTTCGGTACGAGGGTATTCAGCTTTTCGGACTCCGAAGCCTGAACACCCATTGTCACGAGATTACGAGCAAGCTGGTCGCGCTGCGCATCCAGCGCCGTCAGATAATTTGCAATGCTCATGTCGTCACCTCCACAATATCTGCCAGTGCTTCTTCCACTCCGGAGAGCGTGTCCTCTACGGCAGACAGCCGGGTAAGGATATCCGAAATGGATGTGCGGCAGCCCTGCATATCGTAGAGAATCTCGGTCTTGAAGCGCTCGAACACACCTTCATTCACGCCAACACGCTCATTGAGATTCATAGCGCTGGTGTATGCTTCCTCCCAGCGGGAAACGTGAGAATCCGTGATGCCGTTCAGTGTTGCGAGGTTATGATGTGTGTGTGCCTGTGCGATACCGTCAAGCATTTCCTGCGTGATGCTGTCCAGAACACCCTTGTTGTTATGTGTATGCCGCTGTGCATTCAGCGTCAGCAGTTCTTCATTTATCGTCTGAATCTCGTACTGCGTCCTGTCCTCGAACTGCTGCAAGTCGGAAAGCTCCTGAAGAAGTTCAGGCGTAAAAGCATCCAGCGTTGCCTTGTTCGCATGAGAATGGAAATCTCCGGTTGCCGCCTCGATCTCACGCTCGACAATAGTCGTGACCTCGGAGGTTTTCGGGTATTCCGACATATCCGGTGTTTCACCCGGCTCTCCCTTGAGGGAAGCCAGCCATTCCTCGACCGTGCCGACAAAGCCGTTATCGATCGCAACCTCGTATGCACTTCTGCCGTCCTCGCCCTTTGCCGCTTTCTTGACCTCCTGAAGAATCTGCGTGTAGAGGTCGGGTGTCGGCGGAATGGGCGGATCGTCATCGCCCACAAAGCCGGAAGGACGGATATTCAGCGTAACCGGCACAGTCGTTGCACGTACTGTTGTATCGCTTTCGGTATCATATCCAAATACGGACATTTTTGCCGCACCCACATGAAGCTCCGCTGGCAGATAGAGCGATGTGCCATCAGTGCCGAGGACGATATTATATGTCTCATCACACTGGCTGAACTGCACGACCTTATGAAATCGCCGCCAGTCGCCGTCAAAGGTGAAGCGGAACTGCACATACTGGATCTGATGATCCGCCAGTACTTCACGTTCCAGAACTTCAATGCTCTGGTTCTTTACAAGGAATTTCCACATTATTCTTGCACCTCCGTCCATTCGTGGTTTTCTGCATCCCATTCCATAAATCCGTCAAGGCACTGTATACGGGTAAGCCCCGACTGTCCAACTTCCATGCCGCCTTTGCCGTCCCAGTTGTTCTGCTTTGTGATTGCTGCCCAATCCGCAATACTGCCTTCGTAAGTGATCGTTTCAAGTGCGCCGCAGTAATTGAAGCAGTGTTCACCGATTGTTGTGACCGTGTGAGCCATTGTAAAGCTCGTGAGAGCTGTGCAGTTAACGAACATAAAGCCGCCGATCACGGAGCCTTCATATCGGACTGATGTCAGCCGCGTACAATCACGGCAAGCATACTTTCCAACCGTCGCTACATTATGAGGAACTGTGAGAGAAGTCAGAGCAGCACCCCAGAACACAGCGCCGCCAAGCGTTGTAACTGCATCAGGAATGGTGATGCTGTTCAGCTTTCCGGCTGCACTCGGATATTCATCCGCAGGCATAAATGCGCCGTTTCCAATCGAGGTGAGCGTTGTCGGGAGAGATACAGTTTCCAGATTCAGACAGCGTTCAAAGGCATCCTTACCGACTGTTGTGATACCTTCGGAAACCACGAGCGAACTCACCGCATCGTTTCGGTAGAACGGCGAACGATTGGATTCGAGGTCGTAGTCATACATTGCCCCAGTACCCTTCAGAAGCAATTTGCCGTTGGAATACAGCGCATAGAAGATATTTTCACCGCACTGACCGGCAGAGACAATATCCCCGATATCCTCAACCTCTGCTTCAAGCTGCTCGACCTTATTGGTCAGCTCTGCAATGGTCTCGTTGTTCTCCTGCACCTCTGCGACAAGTTGTGCCATCTGCGACATCAGCTCCGTCACCTTGCACTTGCCGAGAATACACTTGCAGTAGCCGCAGACATTGCTATCCTCGCGGTAGTCGAACCAATCACTTTCTGTAATTCGTGAAGCTCCCGGATTCATGCGCACCGCATACATCAGAAGTCGGACATGATCTTCATCCTGCGGGATAGAAGGAAGCTGCGGATTCTCTGCCGGAGTGCCGGGAAAGAGCTTCAGCGTAACACTGCGGACAGATTCTGTGGTATCAAGATAGATCGCAATACCGACATATCTCGGCAAAGACTCGTCCTGATAGGATGTGAGATCGATCACATACCGGGAATCGTTGATGAAATAATGCCCATTGATCCACGCCTTTCCGGTGCCGAGCGTCACTTTTAGACCGGAAGATGCTGCGGTCAGCTTAAACATCTGCCCGTAGGTATCGAGGATGCCGTTGCAGATGATAGACGAAAGATACGATGTGAAGTCCTCCGCCGTATAGGTGCGGTCAAGCCCTTTTGAATTGAAAAATCCGCTGTAAAAAGCCATATATCATGCCTCCTTGAAAGTTGGTGTCAGGCTCCGTCCGTTCTGGTCGAAGCCCTCAATCATACCGATAAGCTGTATCTGCGGCTGCATCATGCCGAAGCGCCGGTGCTGCACCGTCACATAATCGCCGACGAAATAATCGCGGTTATACACATACTGCGTGTTGTGCGCAGCGATCTCTGACTCCGATGCCGTTTTCGGCAGCACCAGCCGTTCCGAACCGCGAGTGCGCAGCAGTTCCAGATACTTCTTCTCCGGAATTGGTATTGTTTCACCCTCGACTTGCTCTGTCTCGGAAAGATCGTCCGCATCCACATACACTTCATAGCGGTCAAGGTATGTCGGCTCATCGCCGTCACAATATGTGGTGCGCTTGCGTTCATCGCCCTTGCCCTGACCGAAGATATATGCGAAATTCTTCTGGACGCTGCTGTCTTCGGCATAGCTGAACGACAGCAGATTGCTGTATGCGTCGGAGAAGATAATATGCGGATTATCCTCCTGCATGATGCTCCGGTCAGCACCCTTGGAGAGGTCGAATACCATGCGGTATTGCTCCCCGGAGGATTTCACCAGCCGGATATTCGCCGTGCCGCCCAGCTTTTCACAGATCGTATACACCCATTGCATCAGGTTCGTGTATGAGATCTGCAGCGTAGCTGTCTGCTCCCAGCAGGTGCCGGTAACCGTTCCGAGGAAAAGCCCCGGAATCCTGCGGTTATCCGAGAGCAGTGCATTCTGCGTCACGACCTCTCGCACGATCTCGCTGTATGCCTTTGCCGCTGTCACGTTATATGTCGGGTGAATGATGCGCCGTTCCAGCAGACACATCAAAAAACGACCACGCACTGTCAGGTAGTCGCCGTTCTCGATATCTGTGTTTATAAGCACCGATTCGATGATGCCGAAATGCTGGTTATCGTCATCACGCCCGACGATTCTGCCGGTCTGAAAAATTTCAATGTTCTGCGGATTGGCGGCGATATACACCTCAAAGCTGCCGCACTTGTAATACTCCACGTCCCACAGGAGTGAAGAAAAGGTGTCGCAGACCGCCTCAAGAGTAATCGTCAGCGCATCTTCCTCCGCCGTCATGCGGTAAACTTCAATCTGCATACTATACCCCCAGATATGCGTTCGTGTGTACGATGGTGACTTTCAGGTTTTGCAGTCCCGTGCCGCGCAGGTAGAAGCGATTTCTGCCTTCACGCAGTGTCAGCCATGTCGAGCCGGAAACAAGCCGGTTGATGATGTTGGTCTTGACGCCGCCGCGTTCGAGCGTGACCGTCTTGTTGCCTGTTTTGGTCGTCACTGTAATAATATCGCCCGCGAGAATGTCGCCGGTGATTTGCAGATACTCGTCCGTGTCGGCGTTATACAGCGTGGGAGAACGTGCATCCTCCAGCGCTTCAATGACCAGCGTGAAGCCGATCTCGTCACCATCATTGATGATCTCCATGATGTTCTGCGTATTATATTTGCCAAGCACAAATGGCTCCGGATTGGATTCCGTCGGGAACGGGAATGTGAATGCACCCGTGATCTGGCTGTAATACGCCATGACGGATTCTGTGGAATACCAGTAAATATCCGGACAGAGTATAGATATCTGTCCTGAAACAAGCTGCTCGAAGTTAGAAACTTCACAGGTTTCCACATAGCCCTCGGTGAACACATCGATGCCTGCGGTTTTATAATACACTTTCACATATCTACTCGGTTTCACCACCTTATAGAGCTGGTGACGGCGGGCTTCTACGCCTACACCACGCATCTCGAAGTGAATGACCACATTCCGCTTCTCAATGAAGGCGTTGTTCAGGTAGCTGCCGTCCATACCCGCATAGCTGGAGGTGCTGATCGTGCCGGTGGGAGGATTTAGTCCTTCCACCCGCGATGTCATATACTGATTTGCCGTGGCGGTCATATCCACACGATCGCCGTTTGCATTTTCGAGGATAAGTGTAAAAAACATTGGACACCCCCTTGTTTTTTCTTCGGAAAGTGTGGTATAATATAGCAAAGCATCGCCTTAGGAGGATAATATAATGAAACAGTATTGTGATTTTAGAAAAATTAAAGACACACCACTTTCTGCAACAGAAATTGCTGCTGACAAACAGGCATTAGTAGCGACTTTGATGGCTGATATATCATCTAAGAAAACTGAAATCGTGGATAGATTATATGAAATAGATGATATTGGCGCAATAGATGGTCTTGATGACGATGATGTTGAATCAATCGAAGAAGCTGAACAATTATATGCAAATGGATGTTATAAAGGCTGTATTGCTATGTGCGGATTGATTGCAGAGGCATTATGCAAAAGGATTGCTTCAAACAATCATCTTTCAAGCTCAATGGATCAAAACACCAGAATAAACACTTTGTGTCAGAATGGTTATATAGATTCATCTACAAAATCTCTTCTCCATACGATACGTTTGAATCGGAATAATTGTATCCATCTTAATGCATCATTTACTTCTGCAACTGAAACAGATAGAAAGAACATGGCTTTAACTTCAATCAACTCATTAAAGCAGGTTTTCTCTAAGCTTTTTAGCCATCCAACAGATGTACTCAAAATCATTGCTGATAAAGTATCAGCAAGTAAAGCGGTAACACAAGATCAAATGAGTCAGATAATTCGTAATTCGATGAGCAAAGTTGAAGATCATAATATTACTGTTGGAAACATTTCAATTATGACGAAAACAATTATTGCACAAATATTAGAAATAGACATTCATGGAGGCAACTTCAAAGAAATGACAATTACAGATTTTGCAAAACCTTTTTCTTCAGTAGTAATAGATTTGACATATGCTCAAGCTGATGAATTAGATAACAAGAAGATTCAGGAGGGACAGATTCTCCTTATGACAATTATTTCAAAAGTATCAAGCAGAGGTATGACAGAAACATGGCATTTAATTAATATTGACGAAGTATTGTTATAATAGTTTCACACATTCAGTGCATTCCTCGTCAACCTATAAATCTCCAGCCGTGACAGTGCTTTCGGACTATTATTCGTCTGATTCACCGTCCGGCTGTTGTCGTTGTTGTAGTAGTTATTGACTACACCGCCGCTGCCGCCGTTCATCATGGCTCCGGAGATACTGTCCATATCGACGTTCAGCCCGGACTGCATCGTCAGTGTCATGGCATCAGCCACACCGGATACAGCCGCCTCAACATACTTCCTGCTCTTGTTGATGCCCTTTGCCAGCCCCTTCATGAAGTCCGGCATCCACTCCTCCACATCAGTCAGCGCACCCTTTTCAGGCACGGAGAAGTGCAGGTACTCCCAGATGGAACGAGCCACATCCGAGACTGTGTTAATCAGACTGCCGAGCATATAGGTGATGCCGTTGATGAGGTTCTGCATGAGGTCTCGTCCCCATGACCACGAGCTGTTGACCTTATCCATGACTGCGTTATATACAGCGTTCATGACGTTTGTGACCGCATCACGCACTCCGCCGAGCCTGTCACCGATACCGTTTTTGATGTTATCCCAGATAGACAGCACAGCGTCCTTTACCTGATTCATCGGATTTCTCACGATATCCGGCATCGCATCCCAGACCGCCTGCACCACGGATTTGATTGCATTGACCGCTGTCCGAACTACACCGGATACAGTTTCCCACGTTGTTGTCACTACAGATTTGATGTCAAGCTGCCCTGTATTGATCAGCGTTTTCATTGCTGTCCATACCGCCGTGACGATTTTCTTAATACCGTCCAGCGCTGCGGAGATTACAGAAGATACAGCCTTCCATGTGGTCGTGATGACATTGCGGATATTTTCAAGCGCCGTTTTGATTGTGCTGACGATCATTTTCCAGCCGGAGGTGATACCGCTGCTGATCTGCGACATTGTTGCATCAATCGCAGCATTGGCGTTTGTCCAGACCGTTTTCACGGTATCGAACACCTGCGTCATGAAGCCCTGCACCGATGTTACCACATTGGACAGAGCGCTCTGAATTACACTGCTGATTTTCTCGGCAAGTCCGCCTGCAAAGCTGTTGACTGCATCGTTTACCACGCTGGTATTTGCGTTGATACCGTCTGCAAGTCCCTGCATGAAGTCCGGCATCCAGCTTTCAAAATCGGTCAGAGGTCCTTCATCAGGTACAGAGAAGTGTAGGAAGGAGCGAATCTTGTCTGCAATACCCTTGACGGCATCTGCTACAGCGTTGATCTTGCTTTTGATGCCGCTCACGATATTATTGATGATATCTGTGCCCCATTGTACCGCCTGTGAACCAAGATTCTTGATAAAGTTCACTGCCGCATTGAAGCCGTTTTCAATAGTGGTTTTTATCGCAGTGATCTTGTTAGATATAGCCGTTTTTATGCTATCCCAAATAGAAGTAACCACAGTTTTAATGGTGTTCAGCACCGTGAAAATTGTACTTTTGATGCCATTCCAGATATTTGCGACAGTCGCAAAAATTGTGTTCAGGATACCGCTGATGAAACCGGACATAGCGTTCCAAACTGCCGAAACAACAGCATGAATGGCATTCAGCGTATTGGTGATGTGATTTTTGATGCTTTCCCAAATAGAAGAAATCACAGACCAGATAGCGTTGAGGATTCCCGAAATAAAGCCGGAGATCGCGTTCCAGACTGTAGAAATGACATTGCTGATTGCGTCCATCACCGTTGTGATTGCGGTATGAATCGCATTCCATACCGTTTCAATAACGCTCTTGATCGCCTCAAGCACGATCGTCACAACAGCCTTGATATTCTCCCATGCCGTGGTGATTTTCTCGTGAATCCAGTCCATCATGCGGCTGATAATTACATGGATTGCTTCAAAAATCGTCTCGAACAGATACCTGAATGCCTCCAGCAGCGGAGAGATAAAGTCGTAAATGGTCTGCCATACAGTTGTGATAACCGACCAGATTGCATTCAGCACCGTTGTGATCGCTGTATGAATGGCGTTCCAAACGACAGTGATAACAGTTTTGATGAGATTGATTTTCTCTGAAACACTGTTATAAATCGCCGTCCAGATACCGACAAAGAAATTCTTGATACTCGTCCAGACGTCTACCCAGAATCCCTTTACTTCATCGAGGCTCGTGCCGAACAGATTACACAGCACATTCAGGTAGTTTTTCAGCGTGTCCTTAAGGAAATTCCATACAGCAACAAAGATGCCCTTTATTCCGTCCCATACTCTGCTCCAGTCACCGGTAAAGATACCGACAAAAATATCCAGAACACTCAGGATAATATCTGTCACAGCTTTGAAGGTATTTGCAATCTGCTGGAACTGCCCCTCAAAAATCGGCTTCAGAAACTTGCAGAGTCCGTCCCATACAGCCTTGATGACCTCGGTGATATTTTTGAAATCGAAGCCCAGCGCGTTGATGCGGTCAACGATACCCTGACAGAAGCCGGAAAAGATACTCTTGATCTGCTCCCAGATCGCAGTAATCTTATTGCGGAAGTCCTCATTCGTGCGCCACAGATGAACAAAAGCCGCCACCAGTGCAGCGACAACTGCAATGACAGCGACCACAGGCGCACTGATACCGCCGATCGCAGCGCCGAAGGAAGTGAATGCCGCCTTTGCGCTTGCAATGATTGTTGGCAGGTTTGCTACAAGCTGCATCAGCTTGCCGACGCCGACCATTGTTTTGCCGACCGCCACAAGGAGAGGCCCGAGTGCAGCCGCTACAAGAGCGACCTTGACAATGGTTTCCTTTGCAGCAGGGGATAGGGCGTTGAAGTGGTCGATAAGCCCCTGAATCTTACTGACGATTGCTCGGATTGCAGGCATCAGAATTTCGCCAAAACTGATAGCAAGCTCCTGTAATTGTGATTTCAGAATTGTGATCTGTCCGGCAAGGTTGTCCTGCATGACAGCCGCCATTTTCTCAGTCACACCGTTGTAGCCGTCCACTTCATCTGAGCAAGTTGCGATGGCATTTTGCAGTTTGTCGATGTCAGCAGGCGCAGCATTTATCAGCGCAAGGAAGCCGGACATGGCGTTTTTGCCAACCAATGCCTGCGCCGCATTTGCCTGTTCCGATTCAGATAGTTGTGAAAATGCAGAGCGGCAGTCGGCTAAGATATCATTGAGATCACGCATTGAGCCGTCAGCATTTGTGGTTGCAATTTCCACTTCACCAATGGAATCACCGCAGATTTTTACTTCTCCGGCTAAGGTGTTCATAATGGTTCGCAGAGCAGTACCGGCTTGTGTTGATTTGATACCTGAATTCGCCATTAAACCGATAGCCTGCGCAGTATCTTCACAAGAAAAACCCAGTGCACCTGCCACAGGTGCGCAGTATTTGAAGGTTTCACCCATCATCGACACATTGGTATTTGCGTTCGACGATGCCGCCGCCAGCACATCAGCAAAATGACCGCTGTCGGCAGCAGATAAGCCGAAAGCGGTCAGAGCGTCAGTTACAATATCCGAAGTTGTCGCCAAGTCCTCGCCGGAAGCGGCAGCAAGGTTCATAATGCCCTCGATACCTTCCAGCATATCGCCGGTTTTCCAGCCTGCCATCGCCATGTAATTCATAGCGTCGGCAGCTTCGGAAGCTGAGAACTTGGTCTTTGCGCCCATTTCACGAGCTTTGTCCCGGAGTGCATCCAGTTCATCACCGGTCGCCCCGGATACAGCAGCGACCTTGCTCATGGCGGAGTCGAAGTCAGCGGCAGTCTTGACAGCGGCGGTACCGGCGACAGCAATAGGCACAGTAACGTGTGTAGTTAAAGTGGTACCGACATCGGCAATCTTGTCACCGACTTTTTCAAGCATTTCACCCGCCTGACCGAGCTTTGCAAGCGCCGTGCCGGAAGCCTCCGCCTCACGCTGGAGGTTTTGCAGTTCCTGTTCCGTTTCGATGATCTCACGCTGGAGTGCATCATACTGCTCCTGCGAGATGTCGCCGTTGGCGAGAGCCTGATTTGCTTGCTCCGCTGCCGTTTTCAGAGTTTCCAGCTTTTCTTTGGTAGCCTTCACTGCATCGGCGAGGAGCTTATGCTTCTGCGAGAGCAGTTCTGTGTTGGATGGATCGAGCTTCAGCAGCTTCTGAACATCCTTGAGCTGCGTCTGCGTGTTCTTGATGTTTTTATTGACACCCTCCAGAGCCTTCGACAGCTTGGTGGTATCGCCGCCAATCTCGACCGTGATGCCCTTGATTCTGTTTGCCATGCGGTTTCACCTCCTCCGTGAGGGCATGAAAAAAGCACCTGCCGGAGCAAGTGCTTTATATCAATGTTTATTCTAAACCCATTATTTTTCTAATTTGCTGTTCTTTTTCTTTAATTAATAAATCAATAGTTTTACTAAAGTCTTGGCTTTGATAGAGCATAAAACAACTCAATTTTGCAAACGGATTTGTGTTTATATCATGATGATATTTATAGAGTTCCGACAGTTGGTGCAGATGTTCAGCAAAAGCTATTTTAGATATATATTGTGTTTCTATTCTTCGATTAAGCATCACTTGCAATTCAGAGTTATTTGCAATAACACATTCTGTATTTCTTCGAGCATAAATTGTTGCTGGTTTTAAATCCTCGCCTTCGTTTATCGAAATGAACGGAATAAAATGCGGTGTATCATAGACAACTATTACCTGAAACGTCTTACCGGACATTTTTGCATAATCGCTTCCGTCATAAGAGAATGTGTGTAATTTCCATGAGACATTCTCAGGAAGATATTTTTTTACACTGTTAGCAACATCAGACTCATCTCTTATGCATTCTTCTGATAAACCAATTGGCTCGCCTTTTTGAGATTCGGTTTCTTTTATTCCAAAAACAATACATCCACCGCCAGAATTCGCCATTGCTAAAATGATTTTAGCGAGCTTTCCTTTTTCAATCCAAGTTTCTTTGAAATCTATAGAATCCGTTTCATATTCATGACCCTTCAAAATATCAGCAAACTGTTGCTTATCTGGGGAGCCGATTAGCATTTCATATAGCTCATCTTTTTCAATTGTATTCATATGACTTCACCTCAAAATAATTATATCACATTTTGGAGAAAAAGTCAATCAGAACGCATCAAAGTCTGCCTGTCCAGCGACCTCATGCCAGCCGTCATATTCGTCATTTTCCTTTTCGGTAAACATATCATTCACGACTCCGATCGTGAGCAGATCAAGCTCCGAGAGGGACAGCCCGATCTGCACACATCGCAGCAGGAACAGGGGCGTTGTCATCGGGCGGTCAGTTTTTCGATGTTTTTTTTAGATTCCGCCTGCGTCTCCACGTTGAGTCCCCACAGTTCAATGAGCTGCGGCAGTACCTCGTAAATGGAGAAGGTGTTGAACGCTTCGAGCCACTCGTCGGGGTTGTCCGGCACACCCTCCGGATCAGCGTGTTTTGCCATGATGTAGGCAATGTTCTCGAACACTTCAAGGCTCTCGATGTCGAGGTTAGAGCCTTCCTCATCGCCATCCTGCACAGAGGTCTGAAGGGCAGCGAAGTCCTTGTAAATATCCCTGCGGAACTTGATGCGATAAAGGCGAGGCACAGCGGCACTCGCCTTGAACGGCACCTCGATGCCGTCAACGGTAATTGTCTTTTTAATAGCCATGCTGTACCTCCTTACTCGGTCGCTGCCGCAGCAGAACCGCCGGACTTGGTCGATGTGGAACGTGTGCCAGTGCTGTTGTTGGTTGCAGCAGTCGGCATATACACAGCATTATACCAGTTGTCGTAGGTGGTCTGGTCTGTGCTTTCACAGGTCTTGGACTTCACCAGACCGTTCGGCAGCGCCGATGCCTTGAGGGACAGCTTTTCCGTCTTGACGCCCTTGCTTTCCTCGGTAGTCTCACCCTCAGTCGCAGGACGGGACGCAGAGCAGCAGTACAGCACATGGCGGATGTGATTCTTGTCACCGTCGAACTCGAACATGAGTGCGAACTGCGATGTTTCCGCATCGTTGCGCTCCACCAGAACGCCCTTTGCGTCAAGCTGCTCACCGAGAATCGCCGTAGCAAAGTCGGTTGTGATGAGTGCGACCTCCAGATCGCCGTCATAGCCTGCGTTGTTGTTGATGACATAATACACGCTGTTGTCGGCGTAGAAATTCTCGTTTTCGCCGTTCGCATCAATGCTCAGGGATACAGCACCGGGCAGGCGCACAGGCGTTGCAAATGTCGGAACGCCGTCGTCCGACCATGCCGTGATCTTAGCCCAGTGAACCTTATTCAGACCGAATTTAACCTTATTCTTCTGCAGTGCCATTGTTATACCTCCATTTCGTAAAGCACCTCGTAGAGCTTTTCGCTCTCGATGTAGCTTTCAGTTTTCGTGTAATAGATATTGTGCTGCGTCAGCACTTCCTCCACACGGCTTTCCGTGTCGGGCGACTTTTCATCCGTATACAGTTCCACATCAAGCTGCTTGAAGCTGTGATACATCAGGTTATCCGCGCCGAAGGTATCCTCGCCGGGTGAGAGAAAAATAACAAAGGGCGGTTTCGGAGACTCGCCCTCGGCAAAATGATGATAGGCGAACGGCATCCCGATCTCCTGCATCGTTTCATTGATTTCTTCATAGGTCATGACAGCGCCTCCTCGATGAGCTGCGTGAGCATTTCCTCGCCGTGCGCTTCCGCAGGGGCGATATGCGGCTTGCCGGATACACGTCCGCCGTTCCGTTTTGCATGACCTTTTTCAAGCAGGTGCGCAAGCTGGTAGCGGTTTTTCGAGTGAACAGTGATTTCCAGCGAGTGGCTGTTCTCCTTCGTTTTCTTAGTCGTCCAGCTTTTCGCATACCGCCCGGTACGCTTCGGAGCATTGGCGGAGATTTCCTTCTTGACGGAGGTGGCTGTCTTTTTGACTGCCGCTTTCATGGCGGAATCGGCAAGGTCTGCATATTCCGTCAGCCCCCGCATGATTTCATCCGCCATATCATCAATCGAAGTCATCCTGTTCACCCGCCTTTCGTGTACCTGCCGTTATTTTCATATAATCGAGCGATTTATAATTCGGCAGCACACCGTTTATGTCATACACCAGACCACGGAAGCGCAGCTTGTGCGTCGTGGTATTGATGCGCTTGGTATCGGGCGTCTGCCGGACAGTGAATTCCAGTGATACGACTTCCTGCGTCACGCCCGCCTCTGTCGTTTCCGTCGATGTCTTTACGGACACGGCAGCCCAGCAGGAGAAGGCTTCCTCCCACCGGGCTTTGTGGTTGCCGATGCCGTCCACCTTCGTGCTGTGTTCAAGGAAGGCGATGCGCTGATTCAGCGTCCCGATCTCCATCAGATCACCCCTTCACGCTGCGCAAATAACAGCGACCGGAGTGTCAGCGTCAGCTTGTGGTAGTCAGCGCCGTTGCGGTTCTCGTAGAGGTAAGAAACAGTATACAGCATAGCCTGCCGGGTGGTTTCCTCATTGACCGCAAGTGCCGCATCGTCCATTCTGCCGACGTCCTGCACCAGCCGCTTGGCAGTGTCGATCAGCGAGAGGATGAGCTTGTCATCCTCTGTATGATCCACACGAAGATAGTTTTTCGTCTCAGCCAGAGTGATCATGCACCGCTGCCACTCTTAACCTTGAGTGTCTTGATTGCTTCGGGGAGAATGAGCTTGCCGTCAAGACGCTCCATTGCAAGGAAGCCGACCTGACCGGTCATGGCGAACAGCTCATTCAGGCGCTTGAAGGTACGACCGGAACGGTCAGCGATCCAGTAATAGCTGAAATCGCCGAATGCCATACACTTCTTGCCAGCGCCGATCTCCGGAACATAGCTGGAAGTCTTGTAAGGACGGTTGAGAATCGTATCGGGAACACCTGCTGCCACAGAAGGCTGCCAGATGTAATTGCCGTTGCCGTCCTTGAGCTTACGGAGTGCCTTGACCGTAGAATCGTTCAGCACCCAGACCGCCTTCTTGCGGTAAGGGCTGCGGAGCGAATAGAACAGTTCCATCACATCATCGAAGGTGATGCTTGCGCCTGCGGTCGTTGCGCCGTCCTGTGCGCCGCCGGTTGCATTGAAGATGCCGGTAGGCTTGCCGGTGCCGTTTCCGATGAAGAAGGCTTCCTCCTCCTTTGCACCGATACGACGGGCAAACTCACGGGCGATGTAGGATGGAAGGTCGAACACGCTGTCATTGAGAAGTTCCTCGGAGATCTTGATCGCTGTACCGAGCTTATATGCGGAGAGCGATGCCTGACCGAATGTGTCATCGGAGAGCGTGTACTGCTCCTCCTCATCCATCCAGACCGCATCGCCCTTCGATGTAACGATCGGGATCTTGCGGTCGCCGGAACTGGTCTTGATGACGGTTGCCATCTGGCGGAAGATGTTCTCCTCCTCCAGCGCCTCGATGAGCTTGCGCTCGAATTCATCCGGCACAAGATAGCCGCCCTCGGTGTCCGTGCCGACATGAAGATCGTTGCGGACATCGATCCAGTTGCGGTTGCGGATGCTGTTCCAGAAGGCATCACTGTATGCCGCAGATGCAGTTCCGGTCTTTTCCGGCTCGGTGTTCTGTGCAGCAGGCGCAGTCAGAATGGGAGAAGTGGTAGCCTTCGCCATATCCGCCTCGATCTCTGCCTGACGCTCCATGCGCTGGATCTCCTTGCCGAGGTTGACGATGGTCGCCTCCATCGCATCATAGGTCTTGCTGTCCTCCTCGGTCAGCGTACCGTCTGCCTGACGCTTGCTGTCGAGGAAGTCACGGGCAGTATCCCACGCCTTCGCTCTCTTTTCACGAAGTTCCTGAATAGTCATTTTACATACCTCCAATCAGTATTTCAGAAGATTCAGCCGACTCATGAGCTGATCTACGGGTGTACCTTTGTGTTCTGCCGAGACCTTCTGCATCAGGCTCTGCATGGTTGCTGCACGGGAATAGGACATCGCCGTGAGGGTGTCCTCCTTCGGCTCGTCCTCCTTCGGTGTATTTTCATCCTCGTCCGGTTCATCTTCCTCCGGCTTCGGCTGTTGCTGTCCGCTTGCAAACAGGATGCCGTCCACCAGTCCGAGGGACTGTGCCTTTTTCGCATTCAGCCATGTTTCCTCGTCCATCATACGGGCGATCTTGCTGCGGCTCAGACCGGACTTTTCCTCGTAGGCGTTGATGATGCTCTCCTTGACCTCGTCCAGAAGCTCAATAGCCTTCTGCATCGCTTCCTTGTTGCCGAAAGCGACCGTCGAGGGGTTGTGAATCATCAGCATTCCCGTCGGAGCGATCAGGGTTTCGTCGCCAGCCATTGCAACAACGGAAGCGGCACTTGCCGCAATTCCGTCGATCTTGACCGTGACCTTGCCCTTATGGTTGCGCAGCATGGTGTAGATCTGCGAAGCGGCGAACACATCCCCGCCGGGTGAATTCAGCCAGACGGTCAGGTCGCCGCTGACCTTCGCCAGCTCGTTGCGGAACATGGCAGGCGTGATTTCATCGCCGAACCATGTGTCTTCCGAAATCGGTCCGTTGAAGATCAGCTCCGCAGAACCTGTATCCTCATTGCACACCCAGTTCCAAAATTTATTCATTGGCATTTTCTCCTTTCTCCGCCGCAGCGGGCTGTTCAGCAAATGCGCCTGCATCTGCCAGTTTCGTAAAGCTGCCGTTCACCAGATACAGATTGCCGCCGTCCTCATCCGGAATAGCGTTCATGTCCTCCAGTTCACGGATATCGTTTGCAGAAAGCCAGCCGTTCTGACGTGCGGTCGCATAGCCCTGCATTCGGCTTGCATAGTCGCCGCGCAACAGACCTTCCACGTTGAACTTAATGAAATAGCGCCCCTTTTCGGAATCCGAAAGAAGCGCTTTCTGTAGTCCCTGTTCCCAGCGTACCAGCCACGGATCAAGGGTGTATTTTACGAATTCCAGCGACAAATGCTCAATGTTGCTGAATGTTGCATGGTCGAGGTCGCCGATCATGTGCAGCGGCACACGGTACAGGCGGGCAATTTCCTCGATCTGGAATTTTCGGGTTTCAAGGAACTGCGCCTCATTATTCGGAATGGAGATCGGCGTGTATTTCATGCCTTCTTCGAGGATTGCGGTCTTGTGGGCATTGCCGCTGCCATACGCCCGCTGCCAAGCCTCACGCACACGCTCCGGGTTTTTGATCACGCCCGGATGCTCCAGCACCGCCGAGGGCGATGCACCGTTTGCAAAAAACGATGCGCCGTATTCATCGCAGGCGACCGCAAGCCCGATGGCGTTTTTCGCCATTGCAATGGGGCTGTATCCGACCAGACCGTCAAAGCCCAGTCCCGGAATATGCAGCACCTGTTCCATCGGCAGGATGATCTCACCCTGCTGCCGGAAATTCGGGTTGTGTTCGTCGTACCGGCTGTAGCGGTAGATGAGCCTGCCGCGATCGTCACGGTCAACACGCACCTTATCCGGCATCAGCGGATACAGTCCCAGCACATCACCGCGACCGTTCCGGATGATCTGCGCATAGGCATTGCCATAGATCAGCAGATGCGCCATGAGCGTTTCCCGGAAAACGAACGATGTCATTTCCGGATTCGGCTGGTCGTGCAGCAAAAAATAAAGCGGGTGCTTCGGCACTCGCTCTTTTCCACTGTCGGTGTATTGATAAACGTGCAGCGGCAATTGTGCGATTGCCTCCGACAGCACTCTCACGCAGGCGTAAACTGCAATGATCTGCATTGCCGTGCGGTCGTTAACTCGCTTGCCTGCATGAGTCCGTCCGAAGAAATAACTGTAGGACGGGCTGTCGTAGCTGTCTTTAGGCTTGTCCCTCGACCGGAACAGTCCGCTGAAAATGCCCATGTGCATCACTCCTCTCGTTGATTTTTTGTGTGGGCTTGTGATATAATAAAAGGAAACTCATATTGTAGTCGAGTATACTATAAACGGCTATATGGCAACACCTCTTAAAACCTATATTAAGGAGATCTTATTATGGAAGAACAATTGATCAATATGTGGAATTATTATTTGACATTAGAGCAGGATTTGTCTAACACTTCAAAATACGTGGAGCCTTCAAGCCAAGAAACCGTTTTCTCATTCGAATTTGCAAAAATCATTATTTTAGCTAATACTGAAGTGGAGACGACTTTTAAATCAATATGCAAACATATCACAGGAGAAGAAAAAGGTAGTATCGCTGATTATAAAGATGTTATTCTAAAAAATTATCCTTTAATTGTTACAACTGAGACTACAATCTCAAGGTATGGAAAAACAATCAAGCCTTTCGAAGGATGGGATAAAGGAAAACTATCATGGTGGAATGCGTATCAGCATATCAAACATGGTCGAGGCTCACATTTTTCTGAAGCGAATTATATAAATGCCGCCTATTCGCTTGCTGCTTTATATATTCTGATTCTGTATCTTTCTAAAATAACTAATGTTAAAGTAGAAATACATGAAAGCTCCTACATTTCCAGTAAATACTGCCCACCATTCTTACTATGCGCTCCAAGTAAACAATTACCTGATTTTGAAACAGCCGATTATACTACAAGAGTTATAGGAACCAAAGATACCATTAAATAAAATTCTAAAGGGTATTAAAGTACTAGCATCTCCCTGCTGTCATAAATGCTGTCTCCGATATCATTTCCACACCGGATCGCCCGATCCAGCGCCATGATCGTGGCGACCGTTCCGTCAATCTTCTCCGTGGATTTTTCCTTGTCCGGCTTGATGTTGCCTGCGGGATCACGCTTGATGAAAATGTTGTCCATATTCCAGCGGAGAACCGGATGCCCGTTGTGGGCAATCTTCTGTTCCAGCGTCAGCTTCATCAGCTCTTTGGTCGGCGGAGACATATCACGGTAGCCCTGCCCGAACTGCACCAGCGTGAAGCCCAGCCCCTCAAGGTTCTGGCTCATCTGCACTGCGCCCCAGCGGTCAAAGGCGATCTCCCGGATGTTGAACCGTGTCCCCAACTCGTCGATGAAGTTTTCGATGAAGCCGTAATGCACGACGTTGCCCTCGGTGGTCATCAGGAAGCCCTGCCGCTGCCAGAGGTCATACGGCACATGGTCGCGCCGAACACGCAGATCAAGCGTTTCCTCTGGCAGCCAGAAATACGGCAGAATATAATAATGGTCGTCCTCATCGGTCGGCGGAAACACCAGCACGAATGCCGTGATATCCGTCGTTGACGAGAGGTCGAGACCGCCATAACATACACGCCCTTCCAGCAACGATTCGTCGAAATCAACCTTGCAGGCGTCCCATTTGTGCATCGGCATCCAGCGGACGGTCTGTTTCACCCATTGATTCAGACGGAGCTGCCGGAAGGCGTTTTCTTCGCCGGGATTCTGCTTTGCGGATTCGCAGGCGGCTTCCACCTTGTCCATGCCGATAGTCTCACCGAGGGACGGATTGGATTTTTTCCAGACCTCTGGAGAAGTCCAGTCGGCATCATCGGGAGCGCCGTAGATCACAGGGTAGAAGGTCTTGTCGATTTTGCGCCCTTCGAGAATGTCCTGCGCTTTCTGGTGCTGCTCGTAGCAGATGGAATTGGTGTCTGTGCCAGCCGTTGTGATAAGGAAATACAGCGGCTGCATTCGTGCATCGCCGGAACCTTTCGTCATAACGTCAAACAGCTTCCGGTTGGGCTGCGTGTGCAGTTCATCGAACACGACTCCGTGGATATTGAATCCGTGCTTGCTGTATGCCTCGGCGGAAAGCACCTGATAGAAACTGTTGGTCGGAACGTACACGATGCGCTTCTGCGACGTCAGGATCTTCACGCGCTTATTCAGCGCAGGACACATCCGCACCATGTCAGCGGCGACATCAAAAACGATAGCAGCCTGCTGGCGGTCGGCAGCGCAGCCGTAGACCTCGGCACGTTCCTCGCCGTCGCCGCAGGTCAGCAATAACGCAACAGCAGCGGCAAGCTCGGACTTTCCGTTCTTCTTCGGAATTTCGATGTATGCCGTGTTGAACTGCCGGTAGCCATTGGGCTTCAAAACGCCGAACAGGTCACGGATGATGCGCTCCTGCCAGTCGATCAGCTCGAACGGTTTTCCCGCCCATGTGCCTTTGGTATGGGCAAGGCACTCGATGAACCGCACCGCATAATCGGCGGCGGCTTTATCGTAATGGGAATCATCCGCCATGAACTTGGTCGGTGTATAATCTTTCAGCTTTCGCAATGCCTCACCCCCTCAGAGAGAAAGGCGGCTTCCTTCCGGTTGCCGCCCTTTTGTTTTAGTTGTACTCGTGCATCAGAATAGCCAGTGCCATCTCCGCTGCCTCGTTCTGCGGCGGAACATCCTCGCCCCGGTCGTAGTTGTAAACGACCTCGCCGCTGATCTTCAGCGTTGCTTTGCTGATCCTGCCGCCGTCGATTCCGTACTGGCTGCCCTCGTCGTAGGCTTTCACCCAGTAATGAACGACCGTGTACTTGCCGTCTCCCTTCGGGACTCCAATCGTTCCTTCGTGCCACATATTCGTTCCCTCCGTGTTTCGTAGTTTCCGGCGGGCTTTGCCCTTCCGTTGTGTACATATCAACTCTGAATGCGAATAATAGCAAGCCGCTAAAACTACAGAAGATACGGGGAAAATGTGCGGCGGGTGTTGTGTATATTACACCCGCCGCTTTTCTGTTATTCGCCGAGGGGAATCGGCATCAGGGTGTTGCCTACCAGCGCGAAATCGTATGCCTGCCGGAAGAACTCCGTGTACTTCTCGGTCAGCTCCTGCGGCAGGTCGGTGAAGTCCTCCTCGCCCAAGCCGCAAAGGAAGAATGTCCCCTTGATGACGCCATAGCCTTTGATCGGGCGATTCCACTTCTGCTCCGGGTGGTAGAGGGCTTCCTCCTCGCACACCAGTGCGACCGGATCATCAAAGGGGTAAATCGCCTGAATGTATCCGCGGACCGTTTGCTGCAGGCTTTCAAGCTCTCCGCTGATCTCCTTTGCGTAGGGGCGCTTGCCCGGTTCAACAACTAAAATGTTCATGTGAATGCTCCTTTGTGTTTATTCCGCTTCTCCTGCGGTAGAAGAATGATCCGGTGGATCATTCAGATATTAACTCTGAACCGAGGATATATCAAGCATTATCGGCAAAATAAATGTGACAAACATCGCGGCGGAAATGCCGCTGAATTGTACATTGCACAAGAGCCGCACACGGTCTCAACTGTCGCTTCGGTCGGTGCTTCTGCCTTCGGCAGAGGTGTCCACCGGACACCCGCACCCCTGTGTGGGGCGGGTTACCGAAAGGGATACCGTTTGGAGGGTACCCATCCCGCGCCACACGGGGCAACGTGGTCGGGGACACAGGCTCTGTGCGGCTCTGTGCGCCTTATTCTTCGCCGTCATACTTCTCGTGGATGATGCCAAGAATCTTGTCCTGTTCCTCGCGTCCGACGCCGAGGCTTTCAAGGGCTTCTCTCGTCCCGCAGTCCGGGCAGATCGGGCTGCCGTCCACACGGGAGGTCGCAGGTCGCTCGGTGTACGCCTGCCCGCATTTCGGGCAGGTTTGTGGTGTTCTTACTCGCTCCTTCATCGTTGCACCTCCTTTGCACTGATCTCGTAGGCGGCATCGAGGAACTTGCTGTCGAAGCCGAAGTTCCGGTAGCCTTCCTCGCAGGTGCGGATGTAGGCAAGCGACGGAATGCCGAGGCTGCGCTCCTCATGCATGAGGTACACGAAGGCGGTCAGCTTCTTGGTCTTGCCGTTTGCCAGCTTCACCGGCAGGCGGACTTCCTTCTTGTAGTAGAAGGTCGGGCAGCCCTCGTAGGCATCCAGCCGTTTCTCGTCGTCGGCGGTGACCTCCCATACCGCGATCGGAACGATGCCGTTCTTCTTCGGTTCAATGGTCAGGTACGCGCCGGTCTTGCTGCCCTTGTAAAGCAACTGGTAGTCGGGGATTGCCGTGATGCCAATGGGCTTTGCACCGGGGCAGCGGTACCGCATCTGGCGGATATTCAGGTTTGAACCGTAGGCGAGGTAGTATCTTTTCATTGCTTTTCTCCTTTTGTCTTAGATTCCGTTTTCGTTCCGGTACGCACATATTAACTCTTTTCCGGCACTATATCAAGCCGATAAAACTACAAAAGATATGTGGATTTCCGGGCTTGCAGTTGTGTAGAATATGCCTTGCCGCTGTTTGCGCCGTGTGCGCCCCGTACAGGGCTTTTTACCGAAAGGGGCAGTTACTCGGAGGATACCCGTACCGCCCCACACGGGGCAGCGTGGGCGCTGTGTGCGGCTGTTTCGCCGCCCTTGCCCGTGGCGGCAGACCGGTTAAGGTCTGCCGAATCGGAAGGCGTTGTCGCCGGTAAGGTTCTGCGTCAGGGTTTCTCTTGCCGTTGCGAACTCGTCGCCAATGAAGCCCATTCTCATCAGCCAAGTGCGCATCGCGAACTTTTTGTTTTCCTTCTGCTGTTCCTTCGGGCTTGCGCTCCGCAGGTCTTTTGCCATCTGGCTCATTGCGAGACAAAGCTGAATGTAGCTCTTGAGCTTGCCTGCGTGAAGCCCGTTCTGCTTGCCGCCTGTGGGCTTGTCGAACTGGAAAAGGCGGAATTCAATCGTGCCCTTTGTGAAGGTGGCGTGGAGGTTCAGCATATGGTAGCGGCTGTCATTGTAGTGGTGGGTTCTGCCGTAGTCGCATCCCTGTGCGCCGTACCAGATGTCTGCAAGCTGCGCCATCGTGGTGGGCTTCTTCTTGTTGAGCTGCTGCAGGAAATTCGGGTTTACCGTTCTGCAGTAGCGGTTCATGCGGCTGCTGTCAACCTTGATTGCTTCGGCGATCAGCGTTTCGTGGCTTGCCATCAGGTTTGCGAGGTTTCGCAGGCTCTGCGGTGTGTGTCCCGCTGCGCCGATGTGAATGTGAACTCCGCAGCCTCTGGTGTAGTCGCTCTTTGCGCCCGCCTTGCGAAGGCGTCTGATCAGCTCCTGCAGGGTTTCGATGTCCGCGTAGTGCAGGATCGGTGTGACCAGTTCGCACTTTTCGCTGTCCGATCCGCTGATGCTGCAGTCGCGCTGGAATTTCCACTCGCGTTCCTGTGCATCCCAGGCGCTGTAGGTTTCGTAGCCGTTGCGGTGGGCGGTGTACTCGCTGCGGTTTGTGCCGAAGAACTCGGCGGCGAGCTTTGCGGCAGCCTTGCGGGTGATGTTGTTCATCTCAACCTCAACCCCGATCGTCTGCTCCTTCATTCTGTTGATCTGTGCCTGTGTCTTTGCGTTCATGGTGGTATCCTCCTGTTTGGTTTTTGGTGTGTTTTCCCTTTCGGTAGTCACATATTAACTCTAAACCGAGGATATATCAAGCCGCTAAAACCACAGAATATCGAGGAAAATACAGCCTTGATGATTGTGTAGTATACACCCTTGACTTACTTGCAATCGTGTGGTAATATGGGGTACGATGGAATAGGTTCTCACATTTTCCGGCGCCCCCGGAGGCTGTAAAATCAGCCGACGGAGATGACCTCGAACTCGTCTACACCTTCGATCAGCGCAAGGCTTCTGCCGTTATCCCACTTCATGTGGATGTTGCCTGCGTCGTCGATGATTGCAACCGTTCCGGTTGTTCCGGGCGGCACTGGCGCAATGTCGTCCGCCATGCGAATCAGGCGGATGCGTGTACCTGCGGGATAACGCTCCCGCAGGGCTTTCAGTTCAGCGTCATTCGGAAACCGCATCGTCAGCACCTCCTTCGGGCTTGCCGTGGCGGAAGGCGGAACTTCCGGTCAGGTTGCGGAGAAGTACCTTGCGGGCTGCCTTGTAGTCTGCGCCGATCATGCCGAGGCGCAGGAGGAAGCAGCGGAATGCGTACTTCTCGTTGTCGCTGGTATCCGGCTTGTTGACCACGCGCTTGAGGTTCTTTGCAAACTCGCATAACATGGTGATGAATTTTGCGTAGGCATCGCCGTCACCGTCCTTCTCGACCGTGAACCACGGGAACTCGACCGTTTCCTCGCACTCGTTGACCGCAAGGCTCTCCGTGTTGAGTGCGTGTTTCAGGAGCGTTTCCTTGTTGGCGATGAGCTGGAGCAGATTGTTCATTGACTGCTCCGTGAAGAAATCCCTCGGCATCGAAATCGTCAGGGCTTCCGGCTCGTCCTCGGAAGTGTAGCCTGCCTTATCCAGCCCGTCCAGAACCTTCTCGATGACCTCGGTGTCCATGCGGTCTGCGAAGGAAAGCACCGCTTCCTTGTCGAGGGTGTATGCCCCGATCTGGTATCCGCAGCTCGGAACGCCGAGGTACTTCACCTCACTGCCGGTCAGCTCGCCGATCTTCTGCGCCAGTGCCTTGCGCTGGCTCTTTTCAATATTGAATCTGATATTCATGATGTGACCTCCTGTTTTTCACCGCTTGCTGCGGTTTGAGTGTAGTAAACAGTCCGGTGGACTGTTTAGATATTAACTCTGAACCGCGCAGATAGCAAGACTGTAAAAGGTCGAATATGTGCGGGGCGGTTTTTCCGATATTTGTGCATATTACAGCGTTTCCGGATATTGACAGATCGGCGGCAATGATGTATAATCATAGTAACGGAAATCGGTTTTACGATTCTTTTTTAGGAGGGCAAACATGGAATTTAAATGGATCAATGAAGGTATCATCAGGCAGACAGATAATCATATTGAAATTGACGCACCTGCACAGAGCGACTTTTTCTGTAATAATGGCGCAGTCAGTGAGGAAGGTATTACCCCAGAAACATTGTGTAATGCTCCATTCTACTATACCGAGGTTGACGGTGATTTTGTAATGAGGGTTAAGGTCGCACATGATTTTAAGGATACTTACGATTCAGCCTCGATTATGATTATGATTGATATGCAGAACTGGGCTAAGGCTTGTTTTGAAAAAACGGATTTCGGCACTCATGCAGCAGTCAGCGTTGTAACAAGAAACGGAGAATCGGATGATGCCAATGGCTGCAATATTGATTCAAATTCCGTATGGCTTCAGATAACAAGAGTGGGCAACTCCTTCGCATTCCATTTTTCAGAGGACGGCGTGACATATTACATGATGCGATTCTTTAATCTTTCAGCCGGAAAGACTATTAAGGTCGGACTGCTTGCTCAGGCTCCGCAAGGTAATGGAGGAATCAGAACATATGAAAATCTGACCATAGAAAAGAAAACTGTAAAAAACATCAGATTTGGCGAATAATAATACAACGTCTGATTTTTTGATAACAAAAGCTTGATAGCACCACGCTGTCAGCCTTCCTTCGTCTCGACCTCTTTGACCAGATCGGAATAAGGAATCTGCTGTCCGCCACGAATTACATACACGCCTTCGGCATTCCCGGTGTCCTCAACATAGCGCCGGAGAATGACGGAGGCGTATTTTTTGTCAAGCTCCATCATGTAGCAGATGCGGTTCATCTGCTCACACGCCATGAGCGTCGAGCCGCTGCCGCCGAAGGTGTCGATGACCACGGCGTTCTCCTGTGTGGAGTTGCCGATGGGATAGCCGAGCAGATCCAGCGGCTTGCTGGTCGGGTGGTTCGCATTGCGCTTCGGCTTGTCGAAGTTCCAGATGGTCGTCTGCTTGCGGTCGGAATACCACTTGTGCTTGCCGTTCTGCATGAAGCCGTACAGCACCGGTTCGTGCTGCCACTGATAATCCGAGCGTCCCAGCACAAGGCTGTCCTTTACCCAGATGCAGCAGCCTGCAAGGTGGAATCCCGCATCGACGAATGCACGGCGGAAATTCAGACCTTCGGTGTCTGCGTGGAACACATAAGCCGCGCCGCCTTTTTCGAGGTGCGCCGCCATACACTGGAACGCAGCCAGCAGGAATTTGTAGAACTCCTCATTCTTCATGCTGTCGTTCTGGATTGTCAGCCCGCTGGCACTCTTGAAAGATACACCGTAGGGCGGATCGGTCAGAATGAGGTTCGCTTTCGTGTCGCCCATAAGTGTGTTTACATCTTCGGGGCTGGTCGCGTCACCGCACATGAGGCGATGCCTGCCGACCGTCCACACGTCACCGCACTCCACGAAGGAAGCCTTCTCCAGCGCCGCTGTCAGGTCGAAGTCATCGTCCTTTGCATCGGAGTCCGTGCCGTCAGAGAACAGGTCAGCCAGTTCCTTTTCATCGAAGCCGGTCATAGAAAGGTCGTAGCCGAGGTCTTGCAGCTCCTGCATCTCCACGGCGAGAAGCTCCTCGTCCCAGCCTGCATCCAGCGCCATACGGTTATCCGCAAGGATGTATGCTTTCTTCTGCGCATCGGTCAGGTGGTCAACATAGACACACGGCACTTCCGTAATGCCTTCCTCCTTCGCCGCCATCAGGCGACCGTGACCTGCGATGACATTGTACTCCCGGTCAATGATGACCGGATTGACGAAACCGAACTCACGCAGTGAGGAACGCAGCTTTTTTATCTGCTCCGGCGAGTGAGTGCGGGCGTTATTTACATACGGTATGAGCTTGTCGGTGCTGACAAGCTGAAAGTCTGTCGTTGTTTTCATGTGTACCTCACTTCCTGCTGCGGAGTAGCTGCTCCATCATATCGTCCTGCGGAGAGCCGTCGAATTTGGTTGTGCAGTTCTGCTTCACGATATCGAAAATCTCGTACCAGAGCAGATTTGCCTGTTTCTGATAGGACTGACTGAGAGATGCGAACGGTGATGCCACCACGCCGCCGGTCGTCGGATGCTTGCCGAGCAGACCGTAGGTCGAAAGTGCGTCCTCGCACTGAATAAAACGAGCAAACGCCAGCGAGTAGCTTTCGAGCAGTCGCTTGTTCACCAGCTTTTCGCAGCCGCGATTTTTCAGCCATATCCATGTTTCCTTGTAGATTTTATCAGCGCCGAGGGGCTTGCCGTCCTTCTGCCGTGCCGAGAGGTACTCACTGGGCGAGGGCATATCCTCACCAACGAGATCGGCGGCATCATCAAGGTCTGCTCCCTCCAGTGCGGTCGGGTTGAATTCGATGATGTCGGCATCCTCTCCGGCGGCAATTTTCTCGGCGAGGGGCTTCGGCTTGTCGCCTGCACGGACTCTGCGTCCGCCACGGTTTGTACCGTCCTTTGCCATATCATCACCTGCCTATAAAAAATGCCGAAACCACGCGGATTTCGGCTTGTAAAAATATCCGAGGGGGTAATCGGGTGTTTGAACTGCACTTTTTGTGCGTGAGAGGGGGCGGCGGTCTTGTGTTTGCTTTACCGTAGAAAAGTGAATACCCCCATCCGGCTGCCCCCAGCCCGCCCCCCGGTCAATAAGAATATTCCGGTCTGGTGTCCTCGCTTCCGGTTTTCCGGTCGTGACACGGCTTGCATAACGCCCGACCAGTGCATAAAAAAGCACCTGCCGCTTTCACGACAGAGGCTCTCATCTTTATTGTGCATCACTTCTGGTATAGAATGTGCTGCGCCCTGTTCCGTGCCTTACAAGCAATCCCTGTTCCACAAGCTGCTTGATTGCATTCTCAATGGAAGCCTTGCTGAGTGTCGGACAAAGCTCCATGACCTCACTTTTGGTAAACTTTCCGATCTTGTTGTAAACCGCACGGCGCACCGTTTCGATTGCGGGCAGCTTTTCATCAACCAGTGCTACACGCTCCTCGAAATCACGGTACGCAGCAAGAATGGTCTGCAACAGATACTTGATAAAAGGCGTGGGATCTTCTGTGTTCTCGTTCCAGCCTTTCTGACACTGCTCCAAAGCATCGTAGTAAAGGTTCTTGTTCTTGGCAATCTTGCTTTCAAGGGAGATATACCTGCCGATCACATAGCCGGAGCGATACAGCAGCAGGGTAGTCAGCAGGCGGCTCATTCTGCCGTTGCCGTCGTTGAACGGATGAATGCAAAGAAAATCATGAATGAACACGGGTATCAGCAGCAAAGCGTCAAGCTCCTGTGTATCAATCATGCGGTTATAGCTTTCACAAATTGCATCAATTGCCGGAGGCGTTTCATACGGGGCAAGTGGTGTAAACAAAACAAACTCCCGTCCCTCTGCATCAGTTGCGCTGATATAGTTCTGGGTGTTCTTGAAAGTTCCGCCAATGCTCTTATGGGAATACTGATACAGATCACGATGGAGCTGCAGGATATAGTTGGAAGTGATTGGAATAAACTCGAAGTTCTCGTGAATCGTATTCAGCACATCACGGTAGCCCATGATTTCTTCCTCATCACGGTTACGGGGTGTTGTCTTATCCCGTACAAGCTGCAGCAGGCGTGTATTGGTCGTGCGGATTCCCTCAATTTCATTGGATGCTTCTGTACTCTGTACCTTTGCAATCTCAATCAGTCGGTCAAGCTCTGCGGGCTTCTGCTTCAGATAAAGCTCCTGTCTGCCCTTGTATTCATGAATCTGCGCCACAAGTCCGATAATCTCACTGTCCCAAGAACGACCTGCAAGTTCACGGTAATCGAAATTTCTCATACCCCCACGCTCCTTTCTCCTAATTATAAATGATTTTAGGCGAAAAGTCAAGCGGTTAGGCATATTTTCTCCTAAAAACTATTATATGTTAGGCGAAAGGAATTATTCAGTAGGCGTATTCCGGTCTGTTGTCCTCGTTTCCGGTTTTCTTGTCGTGACAGGGCTTGCAAAGCGCCTGCCAGTTGGTGTCGCTCCACATCAGGTAGTGATCGCCACGATGCGGAACAATATGATCGACAACAGTTGCCGTCACATACTTTCCCTGCGCCAGACACTTCACGCACAGCGGATGCTTCCGCAGGTACGCCTTGCTGACACGCTGCCACTTGCTGCCGTAGCCACGCTTGGCGGCGGACGGTCTGTCAGGGTGCAGAGGCTTGTGTTCGTCGCAGTACGCACCATCGGTCAGTCTCGGACAGCCGGGATGCTTGCACGGTTTCAGTGCCTTCCTCGGCATCGCCGACACCTCCTTCGGGTATAAAAAATGCCGCTGCGGATACTCACAACGGCTCTATACATATTCTTCTATTATACATTATATCACACATTACCCGTGTTTTCAAGTGAATTGGACTGCATCGGACTGCAAACTTTTCAAGGCTTTGTTGTGGATATAGTAGGCTTGGCGCTTGCTGATAAACATCTCGGCAGCGATCGTGTCCCACGACTTGAACTCCAGATAACGCTTGGTCAGAAGGTCACGGTCGTCGGCATCGTCAACCGCCTTGATGCAGCGTTCCATGTTGGCTATCAGTGCATCGTATTCCGCCTGCGTTTCCTGTATATCCTGTTCCAGCGCCATGATCTTGAAAACCGTGCCTTCCATCTTGCTGCGGTCGGGAGATACCGTCCTCGGCATATCATTGATGCCGCTGCCGTTCATGCCCTCTGCACGCTGCCGCAGCAGGTAAATTTCGTGTATCTTACGATTGATACGGCGGCGGAGTCGTTCCGCCTGCTCCCAGTATTCTTTCATTCTCGTACCCTCGCTTTCACGGCTTTCATCATCGCCGCCTGTGTCTTGTCCTTGTTTTCCAGAACCTTCATGATGTCCTCGTCGATCGTACCCGCCGCCACGAGGTGGTGGATGACGACCGTTTTGGACTGCTGCCCCTGTCGCCAGAGACGGGCGTTGGTCTGCTGATACAGTTCCAGCGACCACGGCATCGTGTACCAGATGATGGTGCTGCCGCCGGACTGGAGGTTCAGACCGTGACCTGCGGAAGAAGGCTGAATCAGTGCGACCGGGATTTTGCCCTTGTTCCAGTTGGCGATGTCGGCATCGGTCTTGATCTCCCGGCAGTCGAAACGCTCCATGATGCTGTCACGCTCATGCTTGTACCAGTAAGCAATCAGCACCGGTTTGCCGTTCTGCGCTTCCAGCAGATCTTCCAGTGCGTCCAGCTTGTGCGAATGTATCCGCACCACGCTGCCGCCGTCGGTATAGACCGAACCGCTGGCAAGCTGCGTCAGCTTACCGCACAGGACACCTGCGTTTGCTGCCGTTATGGAATCGCGGGTGAAATCCAGACACATTTCCTGTTCCATGTCTTTGTAGACCGTCGCCGTCGCTTCATCCAGTTCCACGGTATCGGCGGTCATGACCAGTTCCGGCATCTTCAGGTGGTCGGTGGTTTTCATGGAAATGCTGATGTCGGCAATCTTGCTGTATATCTGTTTCTCTGCACCCGGTCTGGGAGAATAGGTAAAGCCGTTCCAGTCCGGGGTGAAGTAGGCATCGCGGTACTGCCCGATTCTCTTGCCGAGGCGTTCTCCTTTGTCAAGCAGCCGGAACTGCGCCCACAAATCCATGAGACCGTTGCTGCACGGTGTACCCGTCAGCCCGATGATGCGCTTCACGAAAGGACGTACCTTCCGCAAAGCCTTGAAGCGCTTGGACTGATGGTTCTTGAAGCTGGACAGCTCGTCGATCACCACCATATCGAAGTCGAACGGCATCCCACTGCTTTCGATGAGCCACTGCACGTTCTCGCGGTTGATGATATACAGATCGGCTTTCTGCCGGAGAGCTGCAAGGCGCTGGTCGCGGCTGCCGAGAACCAGACTGTAGGTCAGCCCTTTGAGATGATCCCACTTTCCGATTTCTGCCGCCCAGCTATTCTTGCATACACGTATCGGTGCGATGATTAGCACCTTCCGGATTTCAAAGCGGTCGAACATCATGTCGTTCAGCGCCGTCAGCGTTATGCTCGTCTTGCCTAATCCGCATTCCAATAATACCGCCGCCTGCGGATGTGTTTCGATGAAGTCCACGGCGAACTTCTGGTAGTCATGGGGTTTGTATTGCATCAATGATTCCTCCGATCTGATCTGGGCTGTCCAGTACAAATGCCTTGAAGCCCAACCGCCGCAACAGCTTCAATCGTGACCGCTGCAAAGGACGGGGTGTCTCGCCGGGAGCCTTGACCTCCACAAAGGCGATCCTGCCGCCGGGGAACATCACCAAGCGATCAGGCATCCCGTTAAATCCGGGCGACGTAAACTTGACCGCCAGACCGCCCTTTGCTTTTACAGCACTCGTAAACGTCGATTCTACGGTCTTTTCTCTCATTTTTATTCCTTTCTGGTGACGGTGGTGACAGTCTATACATAAACTTTATATAGAGAGTTTTTTCTAAAAAATCTCCTATATATAACTTACAGAAATGACTGTCACCACCGTCACTCTTAGTTCAGAAAATCTGGAAATTCCTCAGTAAAATCGTCACTTTTCAGCATCAGCCCATACACCATTGCGCCGTTTTTGGTCTTCTGCTTGTGATAGCCTGCCTGCTCTAAGGCCGCATAGAAATCTCCCGTACTGCGGGTGTACTCATGCATATTGATGCAGTAGGTGCGGTAAGCCTTGTAGAGATCGCCGGACTTCTCCTGATAAGAGTCGCCCATGACACAGTTTTCGTCCAGAAACTTTCCGAGCCAGTCGTTGTCCTCACGGTAAGCAGCAACAGCATCACGCACCACCTTCGGCGGCTTGATATTGAAGCCCTCGGCGATCACCTTGCGGGAGCCTTCGATGATCCACGACAGGATCGCTCCGCCTGCATGGTCAACAAGATAGTCGGCAAAGTTCTTGATATCGCTGTCGCCCTCGATCTTGGCACCGAACGGAATAACAATAAGTCTGCGCCACGTTCCTGCATCAGAGGCACCCACCTTCGGCAGGTGATTGGTATACAGCACCAGCGTATGGCTGGGGATAAAGCTGAACGGAGCCTTGTATTTCTTCTCCGCATACACCGCATCGGTGGAACAGAGCTGCTTGATGACGCTGGTGTTCAGGCGCATACCTTCCTCCAGCTCGGCGGCAATAATGAGTCGCTTGCCCTTCAGCTCCGCCATTTCCGGCTTCACATTGCGCTTACAGCCGACCGTCAGTGCATCGGCGGACATATTGCCCGCATAGCTGCCTAGCACACGGGCGATCGCGTTCCAGAAGGTAGACTTACCGTTTCTGCCCTCGCCGTAAGCGATGATGAGAGCTTCAATATACACCTTGCCGATCACCGCCATGCCGACAATGCGCTGCACATAGTCGATGAGGTCTTTGTCGCCGCAGAAGATAAGGTCAAGGGTGTCCTGCCAGATGTCTGCGCCCACGTCGTCCGGCGATACCGTCGTCACTTTCGTGATGTAATCCTCCGGATCATGTTCCTTCGTGCCTGTCAGTCCTTCAGTCAGGTTGTAGGTTGCGGTCGGTGTATTCAGCAGGAAGGGGTTGCTGTCCAGCTCGTCCGGTTGCTTTTCCAGCAGCGGCATGGCAGCCTCCATTGCAGCTTTCAGCCCCTTCATATTGCGGCACTTCATCACGAAGGCATAGTAGGACTTTGCGTTCACATACTCGCTGTAGACCGCCACCTGTTCCGAGGTCATTCCCTCCAGCAGCTTTTTGCCGCCTGCCATAGCCAGTCCACGGGGAATGCCGAGATCTTCCAGCCTGTCCAGCGCCCCTTCAATCAGACCGCCTGCTTCTTCAAGCTGTGCATCGGTGTGTTCCATCATCGCTGCAATCGGACGCTGGCGGGATTCCATCCAGTAAATCTCATTGTTACGCAGGAAACCGGTCGCTTCCGTATAGCAGACCTCGCCCTCATACACTGCTGCAAAGGTGCGGGCTTCGCCAATGTCGGAGAAATCGTCCGGCTTCAGGGAATCTCCCGTGTATTCGTCGGGCGGAATATAATCCGGTGAGGCTGCGATCTTCTTGTAGAACTTGCATGCACTTGCCCAGATTTTGTAAAGTTCTTCCTGTTCCAGCGGCGGATCACAGTCCTGCGCCTTCTCCAGAAACTTCTTATATGCCTTGTCGGTCACGCCGAGCCGCTTCAGGATCCTGCCCGCATAATGCGACATGGTAGCGTTACGCTTTCCCTGCGGGATTGATGCCTTTGCGCTGAGCGTCAGATAATCCTCGATGAAAAGACTGCCTTCATGCCACAGCACCTCGCTGCCGGGAGAGCCATACAGGAAACGCGCCGCATCGAGAGCGTTGCCGTCGAAGAACGGAAATGCATCGTAGATCTTGCGCTTCAGCGCAGCATAGGCGTCGGCATCGCTGATCACATGAATCGGGAAATATACATGGAATCTGGGACGGGCAGCCTTACCGTTCTTCGGCTTCATGTGATTGCGGCTGAAAACAAGGATATATGGTACATCCGGGAGCAGAGCATCGAGCTTCTCCGGAGTGATCCAGTCATCGGGATTATCGCTGTGGTCGTTGTCGCAGTCCATCGGGAGATTGTCCGACACAACGAAACTATCCTTGCTGCGGTAGCCGTTTTCGTACTCCGCACACACATGGTCACGGCTCTGCACCTTAGCCATGTCCGCTTCTGAGGTAACGACCATCTTGTGCGGATAATTACAGTTTGCAGACTGGTGCAGGCAGTCCGCCTGAAAAATGGTTACTTGCATACTTCCTCCAAATCCTCCGTAAAATAACGGATTTTCATGTGCTTGCGCTTTGCCCGTTCGATCTCCGCCTTCATGCCAGAGCTGACCGTGTCGCCGAACACCCACAGCTCCACGCACTTACTCATCAGCACCCAGTTCATAAAAATGGCTGTATCCCGTTCCTCCGGGATATTATCGTCCATGAACTGGGTAAAGTAAATGTGGGGCGTGATCGGCAGATAGTGCCGGTCAACAGCAAAGCGGCTGTATTTCTTGGCGTTCTCGATGTTCCTCTCCGTATCTCCGGAGTACGGCGAACAGATATACGCGACGGGACGGAAGGCGGCAGCTTTTGCCGCAGCCTTCTCTTCACGCTCGATGCGGGTGAACGCCTCATGTTCCGTCGGACTTGCATAGCCTTCGCTGTTATAGTAATCAGCCATGCTTCACCTCGTTCCTGCCGCAGGGCTTCCTGTCGCAGCCCTTATTGCAGAGCTTCCCGCAGCGGGGGCATTTCACATAGACGTTCTCCGGCTTGACCAGCTTCCCGCTGACCAGCGCATAAAACCATTCAATACTGTATTTCATCTCATCCCTCTTTTCTTTTCAGCTTCACGTGCAGTCTCTTACAAGCGCACTCGTTGCAGAGGACTGCCGTGCCGTACATATCGCCCAGACCATCGGCGAACACGCACGACAGATCAACGGCGACCTCCTTGCCGCAGTCCGGGCAGGAGCAGAACACGTTCTCGCTGTTCAGCTCCACCTTAACCTCGATCTCATCGGTCTTTTCCTTCACATAAAACATAGGTCAATCCTCCTTCTTGATCTTTGCGGTGTACCATTCAAGGTAACGCTTTCTCTCGTGATAATCCGGAACAGACACCAACAAGCCGATATCGACCTTCTGCAGCGTTTCCAGCAGGTCGATCTGTTCCAGCGTCAAGTACGGGCGAATGCTGGTCTTTTTCTCAATGCCGTGCAATACCCTGAACTGTTTTGCCGTCATACCGAGAACGATGCGGTTGAGCATATCGTACTCATTGCTGAAATGATACGGCTTCGGATCATCGTTGAGCAGACGGATATTTTCAGTCAGCAGCGGAAACTCCTGCCTTGCAGATACCAGCGTTTTGATGAAGGCTTCCATCTCATTGAAACGCCGGATATACAGCTCCTTGAACTGTGCAGCCTTCTTGCCACGATAGCCCATTGCCAGAAAAACGAATCCGTCACGAGTCATCACATAGCAGGGCAGTTTCTTGTTCTGTTCACTGATGTAGGAGGAGAGTCCAAAATTGGACTGTCTAAATTTCTCTGAACAATCGAGGTTTTCGATGTCTCTAAGAACATGGCGATGGTCTTTTTCAAACAGCCGTGCCACGAAACGACTGTCAACTCTGGCGGTATCATGTTTATCAACGAACACGCCAAAGTCATCCATAGGAATCAAAGTCTGCATGATAAAACTCCTCTCTTATTGTTGATGCCCCCAGATGTGGGGAGAGCATTTCTGCTCTACAACCCTCTACAGAATCGGGAGCGTTTTGGACGAAACAATCAGTCCTTTTTATAAAACTCGCACTCGTACCCGTCCGCCCGCAGGAGCAGACCTTCCGCCCATGCAGGTGTTCGTGCCATCTGTTTGCAGATAACATCCAGCGATACATCCGGGCTGCATTCGATAATCATTTCATCATGCACCGTTGCTACGATAAAACACTGCGACAGCGTATTCATGCTGTAGCACAGAAGATCGCGGGCGATGCCCTGCACGATATTCTCGACAAACTTCGGACCGTAGCTCTCGATGCGCTCCCACTTCTTGTTTGTGCCGGTACCCATATATGTCACGGATTCGCCGCCGAACCGGTTTTCTCCGATCGCCGGATGCACATAGGCAAGACGGCGCTTTGACGGAAGCTCTATAAAGAGCATCTTGCTCTGGTATATGAAGCGAAGTCCGTGTGTTTCTGTGGTGGTTTTCTTCCTGATTGCAGTCTTTACCGCATCATCGACCGCCCACCACAGCTCGGTGATATGCGGAGATGCAGTGCGCCAGTCGTCCACGATTTGTTTCAGTTCTGCGTCGGTTAGGTTGAGATCATCGCCGCCCATAGCTTTCATAGCACCGACCGAGCCGCCGTAGCCGCAAGCCAGCTCCGCTATTTTACCTTTCTGCCGCAGGTGACCGTTGACGCCATGCTTCACGACCGGAACACCGAACATCTTTGATGCCGAGGCACAGTAAATGTCCTCGCCGTTCGCAAAGGCATTCATACGCCACTGTTCGCCTGCAAGCCATGCAATAACACGAGCTTCAATGGCGGAGAAGTCCGCGACAATAAATTTATACCCCGGTCTGGGTACGAAAGCGGTGCGGATGAGCTGCGACAGAGTATCCGGAATATTATCATAGAGAAGCTGCATTGCATCATAGTCGCCGCTTTTGAGCAGTTCCCGTGTCTCAGCCAGATCTTCAATATGGTTCTGCGGCAGGTTCTGAAGCTGTATATACCGCCCTGCGAAACGACCGCTGCGGCTTGCACCGTAAAACTGAAATGTGCCTCGCGCCCGATGATCGTAACAAGCGACAGTCTGCATTGCCGTATACTTCTTGACGGAGCTTTTGGCGAGCTGCTGCCTGAGCAATAATACACGCCGAAGTTCCGGCGGAGCCGTTTTCATAAGCTCCTGCACGTCCTTCTTGCCGAGGGACTCTGTATTGATGCCGTGTTCCGAAAGCCAGCCCTTCATCTGCTGCACGGAATTTGGATTCTCAAGACCAGTCAGGCTCTGCAGTTCCGCCATAAGCGCCGTCTTTGTAAGCGCGTCTATGCGTACTGCCTGTTTTACAAGTGGCATATCTATCAGGATGCCGCGATCGTTGATCTCCTCGCTGAGATGATATTCATCCCAGATAGCCTCCGGCACCGGGAAGCGTGACAGCTTCTGCTGTATCGCCATTTCGACCTCGACGTCACGTTTGTTGTACTGCTTGAACACTTCCCATTTATCCGGCGCTTCCGCAGGATAATGGCGTACACTGTTTCTATCCGGAACGCAGAAAAAGCGGATTAGCGCCTTGCCTTCATCCATCTTCTGCGAATCCAGATGCAGCGCTGCACCGACATTCCGGAGCGATAGCGGCAGACCGTCATACGCAGCCCATACCATTGTGCAGCGCCATGCTGCCGGATCGAGGTATCCGCCGACAGAGTCTTCCGGGATACTATAGGAACGGAAATATTCAGGATAGAGCCTGCGCAGATACACCGACAGGCAGATACGTTCAAAGGAGGCGTTATGTGCATATTTCAGGACGGAATCATCCGTCAGAGCTTTCAGTATATGATCAGGGATACATTCGCCGTTCACGACATCGACCACCTGCACCTCACCGCCGTCAACGGAATAACCAAACAGCAGCAGATCAAACTGCGAAGACTCCGCGTAGGGATACACCCCAGCGGAGAGCAGGTCAACATCAGAAAAAGTTTCGAGATCCAGTTCCAGCGTTTTCATTGTCATCACTTCCTTAAACCCACCCGGACGAAATTCCGTCAGTCGCCCACCCGACATTGCGTTGTTATTTCTTACGGTTCTTGAAGGTGTCGATCAGAATAGTGACCGAGATGGTTGCCCAGCAAAGCATCGTAATACTGCCGCATACACATACAATCATTGATAATACTGTACTCATACCGTCACCTCACGAAAGGAAATCGTCGTCGTCATCGTCTATGTCTGCGAAATCGTCCTCAGCACGGGACTTTCCGCCGAGAGGCTCACCGTCGCGGAGCTTCTGGAGATTGTTCAAACCGCAGGCGATGCCCTTATTTCCGTTGGTGTTGAAGGCATAGAAGTTGATGGAAGCCCTGCCGTAGATGCCGGAGTAAAGCTCGCTGGTATCGAGGATCGGCTGGCAGGAAGCATCCACAACACCGGGCTTCGTAGCGCTGTTGGCGTTGATGAAGTAGCAGCCTGCGTATGCCTCATCGTCAGGACGTTCGTCATCTCCGTCACGCAGCGGAGTCTTGATTGCCTTCAGGGGCGGCACGGTTTTGCCATTGCCCTTGAGCTTGCCCTGCCCCTCGTCGTAGGCAGCCTTGATCGCCGCCTTGATCTTCTCGACGGTCACGGTATCGGACTTCGGAATGATGAGCGAAACGCTGTATTTCGGGGTGCCGCCGTTGATCGCCTTCGGCTCATTCACGATGAGGTAGCTGAAGCGGGTGTTCTTGCCAGTAACGACCTTTGTGGGATTGATAATCTTTGCCATGTTAATCTTCCTCCTGAAAATCATTGATTGTCCATGCCGGACGCTTGTCCGACTCTGGTACGAGTGTGGGCTTGCCCTTCGGCTTTTCGATGAGAGAGCCGAGCAGGGTGTTGAACTTCTTTGTGCCGAGCAGCTTGGCCATTGCGGTCACGCCTATGAGCTTTTTCTCAAAGGGATCATAGCCCGCATCGGTGACAGCCGCTGCAACAGCATCGGGGTTTGTGTATCTGCGGTTGCTGCGTCCTTCCACGACCTTGAAGCCGGGGTACTGCTTTCCGCTGATAGCCTGTTCGAGTGCATAGGCTTTGACATCGTTCACCCAGCCGATGAAGGTGTCCGCCCGATCGAGAATCATGCTGATCTCATCGTCGGCGAGTGTATCCGGAACGGCAAAATCGTACTGCGCCATCTGCAAATTGTACTCAGCCCGTTTGCGGCAGGTCGCCTTGATCTTGCAGAACTGGCAGTGCTTGCCTGCACGATATTCGCCATCACCCTTTGCCGCAAGTGTTGCGGCAGGGATGAGGACTTCCTCCGCCCAGCCGAGCAGTTCCTCCTTCGTGACCTCCGCCGTGCTGATGTTGTCCCGGCGGGGCTGGAAGATGATCATGCGGACGGTCTGGATGTCATACAGGCTCTCAAACAGGTCGAGAGCGCCCAGCGCATACATACGCATCTGGCTGTTGCCCTCCGCATTGACCAGAACGCCCAGACCGTATTTGAAGTCCACGACCGTCATCGTGCCGTCCGCCACGCAGATACAGTCTGCCGTGCCGAAGCTCTCGGCTACCCAGCGTGTGAAGTCAAGCCGCTGTTCCACGAGAACGAGAGGATCGGGACAGCTCTCCTTCGCCGCCTGCACCTGCTCCATGATGAATTCACAATAGGCGGTGGCGCATTCCTCCATCTCCTCATCGTAGAATTCCAGATCCGGAGTAGGATCACGCACCTTGTGACCAAGAGCCTTTTTGACTTTGTACTCACAGAGGGTATGCGCTGATGTACCGATTTTTGCATAACTGCTTCCGGTATCGCCGCCCGCGTTCTCCTTTGCGGAGGGCGGGCAATTGATCCAGCGTTCGCTGCTGGAAGGGGAAAGGGGTGCGTGATCGCTCATACCAATCCCTCCGCTTCTGCCAGCACAGCAGCATAGTCGCTTTCGGCAATATCCGAGAGCTTTGATGCACCGTACTTGGCGATCAGTTCTTTGACCTCCGCCGTCTTGCCGCTGCGGGAGATCTCCGAGAGGCGGCTGCGGAGCTGAACGAAGGTGACAGGCTCGTCCTTTTCGGGATCGTAGATCTCCTCGAAGGTGTCGAGATAGGCGTTAGTTGCCTGCGACGTGAATTTCTGTAATGCAGCAGTAAGTGCATTCAGGGCGTTTACCAGTTCCATCATCGGATCCATTATGCTTGTCCTCCTTTGCCAGATTTTTTGCGAGTCGCTTTGACACCACAGAGATTGCCATCAGGGTGTCGATGAGTTCTTGGTTTTTCCTGTTCATGTGTCGTTCACCTCCCTTCATAACCCACTACAGGATCAAGGGCGTTTTGGACGAAACTTTTTCAGAAAAATATTCCGAACTCGGATTCAAGCTGTTTCCGTACCTTTTCAAGCTGCGAACGATAGGTGCTGCGCTTCAGATTGAGCTGTTCCAGACACTTCCGCTCGGACATATCTTCATCAAGGCTCATCTGACCGACTGTGATGGCTTCGGGCATCAGTTCTTTCAGTCGTTCGAGAAGCTGGCGCATCAGGATCTGGTCGGTGACGATTTCTTCGGTATCAGATGTATCTGCGAAGGTGTCGCCGTGCATTTCCGTCTCATAATCGAGGGAAAGGTTGTCCCCGGCAGCACGATACTCGCAGACGTCACAGTCTCCGTCACATTTCCAAAGGTACTGCTTCGGGCAGCAGCACTGTCCATGATACTGGCGGCGGCTGCGGATACGGTTTGTTTCCGGTGTGATATTTGCATAGACATCCTCGGAAACAGGAATCAGGGTAACTTTGTGCGGATCATTGGCATCACGCATTGGCAGGTAAAACTGTTTTGACATAAAAAATCCTCCATTTGACTTGCGAATGGAGGAATCTTGGTCTGCAAATGGGCATGACGAATCAGACCGCATTCCAGATGGATTACTCCATTCAGGATTGCAGCCGTCAGCTCAAATGACAGCCGTACATATTAACTTGTCCTACCGCAGACCGTTGAGCAGCCGTTGATCAAGCGGCTCAGTGTGCAGCAGCAGACAGTTTAACGTCTTGTCCGGGACGGATGGATTATATTACCACTGGAGAAAACCAGCGGCGCTGAACGATGGGCTGCTTTTGTCGAAACTGCCCTCACATACAATAGGACACTTTCTGCGGTTTTAGCAAACGGTCAGTCCAAATCGTTCATTTTGCTGATGAGATCATCGATCATTTCTTCCTGCTCCCAGCGGCTCATACAACGAAAATCGCCGTAGTGGTCAACCACGGAAGTGGCGATTTCCGGGGAGTGGTAGGTGCTGACGGCAGCAAGCAGATTGACCGCCATTTTTTCTTCGACTGTGTTTCCTGTGATTGCCATTATTTGCGCTCCTTTGTTGTGAAAATATACACTTTTGCACTTGAAACATTGAATGAACTGTGCTATAATTAGAGGCAGAATGTTCCAAACGGCTCTGATTCTATTAAGGAGTCGAATCAGTCGCAAGTCAAGATGGTTTTCAGTCGAATTAGTCGCAAATCAGGAAAGGCATGGATGATATGGATTATTTCAGATTATGTGGAGGTACGCTTTTTACGCTTATCGTTGACGCGGCATTGCAAAAGCCGACTAACGGCGAACTGTTTACTGGCGCAGAAAACTTGATAACTGATGAAAACTTGCTTACCAGTCTTCTGCGCATAGCAATCCCAAGCCTTCCGGAATTATCGCCCGATGATGCCCTACGCTTCAAACAGTGTAAAGGCAAAACGAGCCGAAAACTAAAAACGGCAAAAGGGGAAATTGGTAAGGCACTGACTGATAGGATGAATTCAAACTTAAGCACCTGTGTTCAGGAAATGGCGGCGTTCATTTCAAAATTCCTTGATACGCCTCGCAAGAAAGAACAAAAACTCGTGATTGCTCTGCTGGAACTTATCGAGCAGGATCAGGACATCCATTTGGAACACTTGTTTCGTGTATGCCCAGACGGAAAAACTATCTCAAAGCGCGATATGTCAGAGATGATCGTCGTGAATACCCCTTCGTTTCTCTTGGGGGTTCTGCTCTATACGCTTACTGAGACTAAGGACAATACCATAGGACAAGATACATATAATGCGTGGTGCCCAAAGGTAGATGTCGATCATGACAGACGCTATTATCAAGGTCATATGGGTGAGGCATTTAGCCGCACACTAACCTTTGATAATAGTTTCGTGCTGGCTACAGCTCAGGCTAAAGAATCGCCTATCGCTGAGCCACTAACGGGTGAAAGCAAAAAGCAGCCATTACCCAAAGTGCCTGCTCCGGAGAATATTGTCGAAACAGAGCGTAGATACGTTAATGCTCTTCTTGATGTTTACCGTGAAAAGACAGGCGAACCGGATTTAACACTCGACAGTCTTCCGTCTCATCCTAAACTAATTGAACATCTCAAGAGACAGCGCGATGATTATTACGATGCAGAAATGCTGCGCAGAGGAACACGGGATATTTACAGCGATGACGGCGAGGAGTACTTCAACACCTTTTTAGATGAGGTTCTGACAGGTGTGATAGACACATATGAAGCTGATTATCCTTCCGGCTATGCTCGTCTGGGTGCAGTGCTAACAGCAGCATCGCAAACAACCACAGAAAAGTGCGTAATTAGCCGTGAAACTCTTTGGGTAGGTAACCATGAAAAAAAGGGTGCTTGTCACATCCTTGTGAACAGACAAAAACTTAGTGGGTGGGTGTAATTGTGCTACGGATATTTAATAGCGAATTTGAAAACGAACTGCGCCTTATTCTTTTGATCGATACGTTCCAAAAGCCACAGAATGCCGACATGATCTACGCTGCCGATTTTATGGTAACCTATGGTCATACCTTCGGAATTGCCGACCAGAACCTTAATGGCGAGAATATGTATAAATTCAGCGAGTTTATATCAAGACGTGCACTGGTGCATAAGGTTCTGAAAGAACTGACCTTTAGCGGATATGCAAAGCCCATTTCGACAACCTCCGGTATTGTGTATCAGCTAACCGCTGAAGGAGAAAAGTTGAGCAGATCGCTTGATAGCGATTACGCAAAGGAATATCGTACAACGGCGGTTAACGTGATTAAGTATATCGGCAGAAAATCTGAGCGAACACTGATAGCTGGAATCAACAAAATGGCTGCCGTATCACTGAGGGGGACGGAACAATGAGCAGGTTCTTTGTAAAAGACATCACCGTTTCGGGAAGCACTCAAAATGTCGCAGTATCCAAAATTGAATTTGAGGGCGGTGTGAACATTGTACACGGACCGTCAAATACTGGAAAATCATACATTCTCGGCTGCCTAAACTTCATGTTTGGTGGCAAGGTTACTCCTTTTTCTAAAGCAGACACCAACTATGATGTAGTTGCAATCACATTTGCATCAGACGATGGGAAACGTGTATGCTGCAAGAGAAAGATCGTTGAAGGACGAGGAAAAAAGAAAGAGGTAGGCAGCAATACAATAGAATTTACATATTCAGACGTACCTGAGTTTCCGGTCGGCGATTATTATGTTGAAAGTGAGAAGAAGAACGCAAGACCATATTCGCATTTCCTCTTGTTCCTTCTGGGCATAACGAAAACGCCTCAGATTATTAGTACAAAGAAGCGTGAAACAAATGCTCTTTCGCTCCGGACTATTTTTCAGTTTTTCTATCTGGATGAGGACAATATTTTCAAAAAGGACACGGTATTCTACCCCAATCACACTTTTACCAAACCTGTCGCAGTGCTCATGTCACTTATCTATCTCTTTGAGGCACAGGACTTCACCCAAGACGTCCCAGCGGAATCAGAGAAAGAGCGTGAAGTGAGAAAAATAAAAAAGGCGGGGGTTATCTCTTACCTAAAGAGCAAACTTGAGGAGTACACCGATCAGCGTACTGAATTACAAAAAATGAAAGAACAGATTGGCGATGAAGATATAGAGAGCAAGCTTCAGGGCATACTCGATGAAATCGCTGAAATTGAAAGTGCCATTACAGAGGCGAACGAAAAATGTCGTCGGATACTGGAACAGATTTTTGAGATCACGCCTCGACTGGAAGAAATGCGCCTGCGGCGAGATCGTTTCCGCATTCTCCACACGCAGTACGACTCCGATATAAAACGGCTGCGGTTTATTGCTGACGGAGAGTCAAAGCGTGGAAAGGTACAACGTGCCGCAAAATGTCCGTTCTGTAATCATGATATTGACTTGCCGCAGAAGGAGCAGGTCTTGTATTCTGAGGCGATCAGTATTGAACTGGAACGGGTAAAAGCACAAGTACAGGATCTGGAATTGGCGGAAAAGGACACTGATGCAGAAATACAGGAGCTGGAGAAAACAGCGGCAGAGCTTAACAGCCAGTATCAGCAGCTCAAGGAGCTTATTGAGAAGCGGTTACAGCCGAGAGCTGCAAAGCTGACTGTCACTAAGGAGTCATATCAGAATTGGTTACTTCTACAGCAAAGGCTCTTTACTTATGATTTCATCACGCAGGAATATAATGATGAGATAACTGCGAAGTCTCTGGAAACAGAGGAGAAGGTGACGGACATTGATCCTATGCAAAAATTCCCGATCAGTCTCTGGGAAGCACTGAACAAAGCATTCCAAGAAATGGTGAGAGCGTGCGGTTATCCTAATAATCCTACAGCCCGAATAGACAAGGATACGCTGGATGCGGTTGTGAACGAAAAAGCGAAAGAAAATGAGGGTAAAGGCTATCGCGCTTTTTTGAACACAATCATGCTCTTTAACCTAATGAAGCTGCTCGAGAGCAATGGTAAACATTCGCTTCATATGCTGTTCCTCGACTCTCCCATTCTGTCTTTAAAGGAAAAAGGAAAGGTTGATGAGGATGAACTCGCAACTCCCGGAATGAAAGAGTCTCTGTTCAGATACATCATCACGCACTGTGGGGAGAATCAGGTCATTATCATTGAAAACGAACTGCCCACAAATGTTGATTATGGGAAGGCGCATCTAATTCCGTTCACTAAGGATGAGACCGGTCGATACGGTTTCCTTCTTGGTGTTCGTGATGCTGAAAAATAGTAAAAATGCGACGGTCAAAGAAACTTTGACCGCCGCATTTTGTTGCCACCACTGTGGTGGAAGTCTACGCTGCGCCTCGTAGTATGCCCCCGAAGCCCACGCGTATTGCAAGAGTATCTGAAGCCCGCCGTATACTCCACATCCGCCCTCGCTGATAGCACCGCCCCCGATGGCAGCGAGAACCGCACTTGTGTGTGCACCGCCCCACAACATATTGATCGGGTATCCAGTGCCAGCAAATTGGGTTTGCAGTCCGCGTTGGATTTGTTGCTGTGCTTCCCACATCATGCGCTGGTAGTGGTCAGCGGGGGCAAGTCCGGAGCAGGATGGTACCGGAACTGAAAAGAATTGTGTTTCGAACATAGCGTTCAACCTCCAAGTAAAAAATAAGACCAGATGAATCCTTTGATCCATCTGATCTTATTCTACACCATTCCTTGCCTACCTGCTAAGAACGATTTTCGGGATTATTTTATTTTGGGTGAGGGAGTGTTATATAATATCAGAGAAAAGAAATCACGAGCGAGCTTGATTTTTTTGTAAGTCCACTCCTTTTGACAGCGTTTATCCCACAGCCAATATCGTGTTTTTAGAAACGCCGCTTTATCGCTGCTGGATATTTGAAGCATTATATCAGTCAACTCTTTTTTGTAGTTTACTTTAAAAAAGGCGACCGCAGCAAATGTATAATAGTATTGAAGATGCTTCATATCAAGCTCCCTCCCAGTGGTGTTAGGATTTCCAAAGACTTGGAAATAACGATCTCTCACGAGGTAAAGACGGTTTTCACCAGATACTGTTGTACAGAATACACTATCCGGAGAAGTTCCGTTAATAGGAACACACAGCATCTTTGCAAATTCAATTCTATCTTTTGAAAAGGCTCCTGTTTCAATACTGTCTGCCACTTTGTATGCCCATTCAAGTGAATATTTCCACTCAAGTGTAAAAAAACTCAACGTGTTTTTTATTATCGATGCATCGTCCTTCACGGAAGAAAAGAGGCGATCGATATGGGCATCATACTCATCGTATAATTCCTTGAAGAGAGCATTACTAATTTTCTTTACACTACATATCTGCCTTCCAGTTACTTTTTTTAACAGTCTTATGTTCTTCATGTTTTGCATTTCTTCATATTGCATGGGTGTGACATTATGTCCACTTAACTTTTCATCGATGTTATCATAGCTTCCATCCTGTAATTCTTCCGGAGCGTATCCGTGGTTTTCTTGCATACGCTTCGCTTGGACATCGCGATAATATTGAACATATTCAATCATTCTGTGGTCGCTTTGCTTTTCTGCGTCTTCGAGTACCTTGTCGATTCCTTTTCTGTGCTGACGCAAAGATGTAGCTACGGCATCCATTTGAGCATCAAAATCTAATTTGATCACCTCGAAAATCAATTGCGTAGTTACATCGTCGATAAATTGCGGATCAAAATAACAATCTATGAATTGGCTTGGGAATTGGTTGATAATTAACTGGTGTATATAGTTTTCCAAAAGCTCAATGGTCATAAGTATTCACGCCCTTCTTTTAAGATAACTTCATTATAACACAAAATCCGAAAAATAGCAAACTTTTTCTCCAAAAAAGCATCCACAGCTCTTGAATTTTTCGGTGTTTTGTGGTATAATAAAATATGTATAATATTTTGCAGAAAAGGAGGACGCTATGCTTACTCAAAACCTCTCACCACAACAAATTGAGGCAGTGAACGCTATCGATGACGATGTCGAGATCATAGCGTGTGCTGGTGCTGGAAAGACGGGTGTTGTTACCCGCAGAATCGTTAATATCCTAAAAAACAAGCCGGATGTTGCACCCGAAAACATCGTGGCTTTTACATTTACTAAGAAAGCTGCTGAGGAGCTGAAAAGCCGAATTTACTCTATGGGACAGACTGTTCTCGGCAATACGCAAGGCTTCGCCAGTATGTACATCGGAACGATCCACGGCTTTTGCCTGAATATGCTAAAGGAATTCTTACCGGAATTTCAGTCGTTCGCTGTGCTTGACGAAGTACACACAAAGCTGTTTGTTGAGCGTTACTATGAAGAAATCGGCATGGTTGACCTCAATATGCAGAAATACATAGAAACCGACCTCTTTATTCGTGTCATGAGCCTGCTCAACGAGAACTGGTATGATTCGCACAAGTGGAGTGCTGAAGTGCAGGCTGCTTTCGAGAAATATCAGAAGAAGCTGTATGCCGAGCGTTATTTCGACTACTCGCTGATTCTCCGTGAAATGGTACAGCAGCTTGAAAGCAATCTGGTTTTCCGTGGTATCGTCGCCGAAAAGGTGAAGTACCTGACGGTCGATGAGTATCAGGATACTAATCCTGTACAGGAACGCCTCGTATCACTCCTGAAAGAGCTGGGGGCAAACCTCTGCGTGGTTGGTGATGACGATCAAACCATCTACCAATTCCGAGGCAGTGATTCCAATAACATCCTTACCTTCATGCAGCGGTACAACATCAAAAAGTACATTGTTCTTGATACCGACTACCGCAGTACCAGAGGCATTGTCAGTGTTGCCAAAAACGTCATCGTGAATAATTCGAGACGACTGCCGAAAGTAATGCAATCCGGCTGTTCAACTGTGTATGATGACGGTGATATTGTTTTCAAAGAGGTCACGCTGCCGGATGATGAATATGAATTCATCGCCCAGAACATTGAGAAGCTGCATGGCATCGGAATCCCATATTCGGAGATTGCTATACTTCTACGCAAACGTAAGATTGGACCGGAAATTGCAGCAGTGTTCGAGGATCATGGCATCCCGTTCATCATAGAGGGCATGAATGAACTGCTACTGACCACGGAATGTAAGGCGGCGAAGGGAATCTTTGAATACCTGAATGGTGACATTGGCTCCACGGAATTGTTCAAACGCTGGCTTGCGGTTGACTACCCGCTGAACAAAAAAGAGTTGGCAGACTGCCTGCAACAGCTCATGACAATAGATGTTTCAAAGATGAAGTATTATCCTGACCTAAATCTACAGCAGATTTATCAGGATTTCCTCAAGGGCATCTCTCTTGTAGAGGATGGCAGACCGGAAACGGAAATCATCCTGTACAATCTTGGCAAGTTCAGTCAAGTGATCGGTGACTATGAAGTCATCAACTTTACACTGAAGACGAAGTCGAAGCTGTATGGCTTCTGCGCTTTCCTGAAATATACCGCCGGAGACTACTATCCGGAGGGCTATCTCACCAATTCATATACGAAGCCGGATGCGGTCTCTATCATGACCGTACACCAGTCAAAGGGGCTGGAATATGCAGCTGTTTTCATTCCGGGACTGAACAAGAACTTCTTCCCGGCGCAGAAAGTAGGCGGCAAGAATATCTGGCATATCATTCAGCGTAACTGGATCACAGGCTCAAGCCGCTTTGACGGCGATCTGGAGGATGAGCGCAAGCTGTTCTATGTTGCGGTTACCAGAGCGAAGAAGTATTTGTTTATTTCCAGAGCGAAGGAAACCCGTGACAAGACGGTATCCACCTTCTTTGAGGAGGCGAAAGGCTCACTGTGTATGCTTCCGTACAGCGACCGAGTTGTTCACGATGTGGCGCATCTGCCGGATTTGCGGCAGAGCAAGATGCCTCTCACGCTGAACTTCTCACTGCTGCAGGACTACTTTGAATGTCCGTACCGTTTCAAGCTGTCGATGTTTTATGGATTCCAGCAGCCGTTCTCGGAGCTGATGGGCTATGGTAATGCGCTGCACGACATCGTTCGCAATATCAATCAGGCAGCTATCAACGGCACACCTATCACAGATGACTTCATCCAGCAGACATTCGATCAGGTATTCTACCTGCCGTATGCAAAGCCGATACAGCGACAGCGTATGTTGGAGAGCGCAAAGCGGAGCATCAAGAAGTATGTGGAACACAATGCCGACAAGTTTGGCGATATCCGTTTGGCGGAATCACAGATCGAAATCGACATGGGCGACGGCGTGACCGTAAATGGTCGTATCGACATGGTCAAGGAAGTCGTTGTTGACGGGCAGCGAAAAACGGTGATTGTGGACTTTAAGACAGCCAACAGGCGTGTGCTTGATGCAATCAACACGGAACAATTGAAAATATATACACTCGGCTACCAGCGGCTGACGGGACAATTGGCAGATTTCATGGAGATTTATCATCTCGACTCAGAGAACACAGCCAGACAGCCTGTCTGTGCAGACCTAATTGAAGGAGTCGAGGCGGAGATAAAACAGGCTGCGGACAGCATCAGGCGGAACGATCTGCCGAGGCGCTGCAGCAAGGAGAACTGTTCAAAATGTCGGCTTGGGCATTTGTGTCTAAGCAGGGCGGAGCAGAAGCAATATACATGAAGGTGAAAACAAATGGCAAACGGTAATAATCCAACTACCGACGAGCATTTTGTACCAAGAATGCATTTGCGTCGGTTTTCTGAGAGAAAGCTAAAGAAAAGTAAGCCCAAAGACATAATATGGGCATATAACCTTGCTACAATGAAACAACTTCCCGATCAAATTCCTATTGAGGACATCTGTTTTGAAGAGCATCTTTACGAATTTAAGGATTCAGAAGGCAATTTCATCGACAGGAATCGGGTAGAAAAAGCATTATCGAATTATGAAAAAGTATTTTCAGTTGTTATTGATCAAATATTAAGGAATGCTAAGAATGATAAGAACCTTCATACAAGATGCTTTCTTTCTTCAAAAGAAAAGGTGTTTTTAACAGCTTTTATGACTTTACAAATCTTACGATATCCCTCTGTGTTATCAATCGCAGAAGAACTCCTCAATGATATGTTTCCAGATCGGCTAAAAGCAAATGAAGCAAGAAACATTGCTGTCTGGAGCTGCTTAGATGCATTTATCGATGGTAAGTTCGACGTTGAGAAAGAAAGCATTTTCTGGAGAATTGTAAGCTGGTTTGATGATATGGCATTTATTATTGGACGTTCTAACAAACCTGTTTTCTTCACCTCAGATCGTCCAATCTTTCTCTTCCATAGCAAATGCGACACGATTAATTTTATTATGGAAAGACCAGAAAAAATCATTTTTCCACTTTCGCCAACTATAGCGTTGTATATGATTCCAAACTGCAAGAAAACAAGACAAAACCGAAATATTCTTAAGGATTTATCGGATAAGTCAATACAAGAAATTCAGTGGAGTATAGCTCACTGCGCCAAAGAATGGATATACTCACGTTATCCTATTTCGAGCGAGCAACTTCAAATTATAAAAAATGCAAAAAAAGACTGATGTTCAGGAGGGCTTACATGGCTAATTTATCACAGGAACGGCGAGAGAGAATGCTTGCCTTTCTTCAGACGCTGAAAGCGCAGCACACAGATGATGATTCACTGATGGCACTCGGCGAAATCGAAAAGGAACTGAAAGCCAAGAAGTACGGTCTTGTCTGGGAGGAACATGAGGAAGAAGTGGATGTGAAGATGCGCACCCATATCCCCGTGTTCACCGTAGATGAGGATATGGAGATCGACGGCGATCCCAGCAGCGAACGCTTCAACTTTCTGCTGGAGGGCGACAACCTTCACTCTCTGCGCCTGCTTGAAAAACACATCGTGGCAGAATTGACGTGATCTACATCGATCCGCCGTACAATACTGGAAAGAGTTTTACTTATGCGGACAAAACGGTTGAATCATCAGATGCTTTTCGGCACAGCAAATGGCTCTCTTTTATGAGAGAAAGACTTTCAATTGCCAGCAAGCTGCTTTCGGATAAGGGTGTCATTTTTATAAGCATTAATGATGCCGAAGAAGCGCAATTAAAACTTCTTTGTGATGAAGTGTTCGGCGAGGCAAATTTTGTCGCCGTAATGCCTAAAAAAGGTAGCGGTGGTCGCCAAGACAGTCGTTACTTCGCTATTGTGCATGAGTATGTATTATGTTATGCTAAGCAAATAGATTGTTATGAGGCTGGAAGAGATACAAAGTCAGAAAGTGATAGCAAGTATAATCTTATCGATGAAAATGGTAATCCATATAAATTGCAGCTCCTGCGCAAATGGGGTGATAATAGCCGTAGAGAGAATAGACCGAACTTATTCTATCCCATCTATTTCAGCCCTAAGACGCATACACTTGATATAGAACGACAGTCAGAACAGGACATAGAAATATTCCCTATGTTGAGTGCTACTGAAGAAGGATGCTGGCGTTGGGGAAAGCCTACAATGCTTGAGAATATGCGAAACCATAAGGTTGAGATTAAGAAGACAAAGGGAGAATACATCCCTTACGAGCGACTTTATAAGCCAGCAGAACCTGAAACAAAACCATTCACAACATGGATAGATGATACCGATAATAGTACAGGTTCAGCCTTATTGAAATCACTTTTAGGCTCGGATTTATTTGATTATCCAAAGCCTCTCGATTTGATTATCAAGATACTAAAAATGAGCAGTATGTCGAAAGACTATACAGTGCTTGATTTCTTTGCTGGCTCTGGAACAACCGGGCAAGCTGTTATGGAATTGAATCAGCAAGATGGTGGAAATCGAAGATTCATTCTCTGCACCAACAATGAGAATGGCATATGTGAAAATGTCACATATCAGCGTTTAAAGACCGTCATCACGGGTAAGAGACCAGATGGGAGCGAATACTCTGGTGGAATTCCGGCTAACCTCATGTATTTCCGCACCGACTTTGTCGATAAGGAATCTGAGGAACTGTCGGAGGAATTGCTGGAGCATATCCGTGAAATGATCCAGCTTGAACATGGTATCAAGATCGACGACCAGAAGTACGTCATCATCATGGACGATGAGGAAATGGATGCTTTCGAGCAGAATTTCAGCAGCTACACTCAACTTAAGGCTGTATTCATCAATCAGGATGTATTCCTTTCGTCTTCACAGGAGGAGATGCTGGAGAAGGTTGACTCCTACATCATTCCAGACTACTACTTTGACTTTGAACTGAGGGAGGCTGGCGAGATATGGTAAACGGCATTGAAAACTACGAATTTCAGGAAAACTGCGTCGATTTCCTCTACGACAAGACAACCGCCTCCGGTACAAAGCAGATCGTTACCGTCAAGGCTCCGACCGGAGCAGGCAAAACGGTCATCCTTGTCAAGTATGTAGACACCTATCTGAAAAACACCGACGGCAAGACTGCCTTCATCTGGCTCTGTCCCGGCAAGGGCAATCTGGAGGAGCAGAGCAAGGATCGCATGGATGCACTTGCACCACACATCGACACCCGTTCGCTGCCGTACTCCATGCTCTGCGGCTTTGAGGGGCGCAGCGTTACATTCATCAACTGGGAGCTGGTCACCCGCAAGAAGAATAATGCTCTCAAGGACGGCGAAAGAAAAAATCTCTTCGAGAAAATCGAAGAGGCGCATCAGGATGGGATCAAATTCATCGTCATCATTGATGAGGAGCATGAGAACAACACCTCAAAGGCAAATGACATCATTGAGGCTTTCAAGCCAATTCACATTATCCGTGTTTCCGCCACGCCTATCAAGGTGCCGCATCAGGAATTCTACGAAATTCCGGAGGAAGAGGTCATTGACGCAGGTCTTATCACCCGTGCCATATATGTAAATGAGGGCGTAGAGGATTCCGAGCGTATTGAGGATGACTACGACATTTTGCTGAAGCTGGCAGACAGCAAACGTCAGGAAATCCTTGCTGCCTATGAGCAAATCGGTGTAGATATCCGCCCGCTGGTGCTGATTCAGTTTCCGGTGGGGCAGCCGGAAACCATTAAGGCTGTTGAAGACAAGCTGGCATCAATGGGCTACACCTACGATAACGGCATGGTCAACATCTGGATGAGCGACCAGAAGGTCATTAGCGAAGACCTGACCGAGAGAAATGGCGCACCTGCCTTCTTACTCATGAAGCAGGCGGTA